GGCGGTTCGCTTTTCATTCCTACGCAGATGCGTATCATGAGGTGGCTGAATACATGGATTTCTACAATAATCGAAGAATCCATTCGAGTATTTTAGATTTAGCACCAAATGAATTTTATCAACGAAACCAAACAGAAGAGCTAACGATTAAAGAAGTGAGAGTATGAGGCAGGATGATTTTCTTGCCTCACCTAAAATAAAGAGCAATTCTATGAAATAATGAGCTAAGAGTAGTATGTGTCCAAAATTAGGGGGTTAACCCGGTTGCTGGGAAGGTGCTCCCATATATGTCCTTCAGGGCACTTAGCTTTTAGTTTAGAATGACAGTTTTTATAGGTGCTTAAAATCTCATAGCCTTTAAGGGCATATCTACTTTTCACAGTACTTATGTTAAGCCTTTTTTTAAGGGAGCCTTCAATTATCCTGCATTCTGGACAACGAGTACCTTTTTTAAAGTGTTCGTAGTTTACTTGCCATGTGTGATTATGTCGACATCTGACTTTCACCTTTGTTTTCGAATTTACCATGTCTCCAGAAATGTGAATGTAGTTATTCTGAGCTAATAAATCAATAAATTTCTTTTGAGTTTCTTCACGTTTTTTTAAATGATAATCTGATATCTTTCTTGCCATCTATCCACCTAATAATTAAATTTGAGCACAAAAAAGAGAGAAGGGGACTAAACCCAATCTCTCTTTATCTCACGTATGCTCTTGTTATCTCTGTTTTTCAAGTATGTATTTTGAATAAAATCTATATTTTATCTAGAACGTAAACACCTCCTTAATTTTTAATGCATTTAGATTGTAGGGGTGATAAGACATAGCGCTACACCATATCCTCGTTCTTGTGAATACGGGGTTGTGATACGCATTACATAGTAACCTGAACCATCCTCAGATTTTGACCCTTTACCGGCTTTAGGAATTATACGATCACCAGCTGCAACAGTCCCATCAATACGTACAAATATCTGGCCAAACATTCCTACGACATTCCATTCAGGCCGATCAGACCGAGCAATATAATCTTCAGCAGGTTCATAATAAGGATTTTCTTTCGGAACTGTTTTAGTTTCGATTCTTTGTGTACCGTCTTCATTTGTAACTGTTACATCAATATCTTCGTAAATCAAACCGCCAAATTCGTTCTTCAAATAACGGCCTTGCCAGTTAAATGCTGCTTCGCCTAAAACTACACCAGCTGTTTCAGAAATCACTCCTAAAACTTTATCTCCTGCGTTGGCTTTTCTGATTTTGTCACCTTCTAGAGTTACAAAATAACCAGAAGGAATGGCTTTACCATCAATCGATTCAAAATACTCGGCGTAATCTGAGAAAGTTGAGGCACCTTTAACTTGACCGGTAAGATTAATATTCCCATTCTTTGCATCTAATTGAATCTTTGTATTTGCTGTAGAGGGTGCACCTGTAGCAGCATATCCTAAAGCAACTGTGTAACCTGTTTTATTGGCAACACCTTGGGAAGCTATGACCATCCTAGATGATCCAGTGCCTTCAATTGAAGAGTTATTTGAAGCGGCAACCATTGAACGACTGCCTTCAGATGTGGTTTTAGAACCGCCAGATGAAGCGATTACTACGTTACGAGGGCCATCGGCTTTAGATCCACCAGTTGTTGCTATAACTGCAGAAGCAGTACCCGTTGCTTGTCCACCACCAGAAGAAGCAGCTACAAGACTAGTATTTTTAGCAGCGTAGCCAGAAGTTGTCGCAATCCTTGTGCCACCTTTAATATTTTTTGGTACAAAGGATGTATAGGTTTTTCCGGCAATCTTCGAGGGGATAGCGTATTTATCACAATTGACTGCGTTAATGTCAACTTGAGAGTTTGTACAATACAAGCCAATAGACCCTTCTTTGCTGTAACCAATTAAACTTGCTTGATTTACACTAGCGTTCTTAATAGCACTGCCAATTCTGATGCCAATTAATGCAGACTCAAGAACATTTATATTTGATAAGGACACAAAGTCAGATTTTTGACTTCCTCCATAAATATAAATATCTGCTCCAGCTGTTTTAAATCCAGATGAAGAAACATTATTAAAAGTAATGTTCCTGCTTTTATATTGAGTTGCAATAGCTGGATTACCTTTATAGTCATAAGAAGGGTCACCGATAGCTGTGAAATTAGAAATGTTAACATTTTTGTAAGCAGAAATAACCAAAGCTCTTGGTGTCATTCCAGCGTATAACCTATCGTTGAAAATTGGTTTTATTGCTGTGCAGTTAGAAGCCATAATATTTCTTGCAGTTTTAGATTCTGGGTCACTAGCTTTATGGAATCCAATGTGTCTAAAATCAAAACTTCGAATATCATTTTCAGATACACAATTTAAAAAGGTGACATTCTGTGCTGCTGGTGCATGTTCATGAGCTTTAGCTTCAAATCCTCGGCAGTTATTCTTACTGACACAGTTGATCAGCCACACTTTCATTGAACCATCATCAATTTCAAATCCATTTGTGTTGCTGGCGCCTGATGTATGAGCTGATCCGTTTCCATCATATGAATAACAATTTGTTATAAAAACATACTCTGAGAAGTGGGTTGTGAAACCATCGTCGCCAAAGTTCGTTGCTGTACAGTTATTAATCCAAACGTATTTACTTCCACCTGGTTGATAAACATCTTCTGTATCAGTAAGGGAGTTATAAGAAGGAGAGGTTACATCAAACCCGTGTAATCCTGCATCTTTTGCATGAACATTATTTACCCATACAAATTGTGAATTGGTAATGTTTAAGCAACTTGAGTTGGGGCCAGAGGAAATGCTGTTGTTAGTCTTCTGAAGGTTCCAGTCAAGCAAGAGGTTTTCAAAAATGATGCACTTTGAATTTTGAACAGTTGTGATGACGTGGCTGTATGCGGGGGCATCTTTATGAAGTTTAATAACTGAGAGTTTACCTGTTCCATATAATCTAGTATAGGATGGAACTTTCAATCCTTTAACCATATATGTTCCAGCTGGCACAAATACTTCTGCATATCCCATTTCAAAAGCTTTGTTAAAGGCTGCAGTGTCATCAGTCACACCATCGCCTTTAGCTCCAAAATCCGTAACGCTAACTCTACGCTGAATTAATGCATTTAATATCTTCTCGACAAGGTTTGTACCCGTAATATGAAAATCATCTATGTTCCCAATTTGATTAGATAGTCCATCAACTTTCTCAGTGACGCTACTTGAAACACTGCTTACTTGTTTTAGGATATCCTCGAAAGTTTGCTTAATTGATGGCGCAGTGTAAGAAACGCCATCTGATTTAAGCAATTCAATCGACATGGGAACATAGGAACCAGTATTTTTATCATAATATTTAAATCCCATCTAATTCCTCCAAATTAAAAAAGAGACTAGTAGATTCTCTTTCTAATCAATTTCATACCAAACCATACCTGATTCAGGTGCAACATTTGATATGATTACTCTTTGTTTTTCAGGTACCAAGCCTTCATCTTGATACCATATATAATTTGTACTAAACGGTTCGACAGCACTTAATAAAATATTGAAACCTTCATATACTTCTGAAGTACCAATGTCTACCCAGTCAAATCCATCCCACCTATAGACTGTTTTTGTTTCTTTAACTGCAACAGTCCAGCCAATAAGTGGGTTTGGATACGTTGTAATAATATCGGAGTATGTATAAACTGAAGGCTTATAAATTTTTCTTGTGTTTTCAACAACATATTCATAATCGGATGTAGCTTCTCTGCACCATTTAGTTATTTCAATACATCGCTTTGTAACACGTTCACATTCAGCAATCCGTTCATTCATTCGAATTATTGCATCTTCAGCTTCATCAATAAGCCCTTGTAGAGTTTCAATTACCATATTCCCTTGACGCTTTATCCAAATTCGAGAGGCGGGAAAGAAGGAAGCTCCTTCGCCACTGTAATTGAAGGTAAGTGATTTTCCTTCGTTTGAAGCATTAAAAAAGACAACTCCCATAAGGTAATCAACCTTAAAATAGTTGTCGTTAAGTTCTCCATCTTCAATCTCTCGCCATTCCTTATTGTCCCCAGTAACTTCAACACGAAATTCTCTGTTCGGAATCTCAGTTAGGAGTGCTCTTCCATTAAATATTGTCAATGTTTCATTGTAAGTTAGGTACGGGTCTTCAACTGAACCTATTCTCTTTTTACTTAGTATCGGGTCATTGTATAATTCAGCAAAATCCGCCAGTTTAATCACCTCCGTTAATTTTGTTGATAAGCTTCCCAGATATATTTAACGTTTAATTTATTGCCCCTAAAATTGCTATCTGCTCCTGTAATAAACATGAAGTTGCCTAAAGCGCCGTAACCTGTATCTCCGCCTTTTAAGGATAATCCGGTTGAAGTTACCTGATAGGTATAACCGCCCAAAGTGCTTTCAATAACAAGTTGACTGTCCTCGGTTGAAATTGGAGTTATTTTTACCAAATCGGGAGTAAAGGTGAGTGGGATTGCTTTACTTGGAGTACCATCACCTATATAAGAACCCTTTGCAAACTTTGGGGGAGTGAGGATATCTTCAACTAATACATAATCAGATGCTGCCCGTCCACCTAACATCTCTGCATTACCATCTATAGAACCACTAATTATCCCTGATTCATTTCGAACGGGGATTGAGTTTGGGGAAGTAGATGTAGAAGCAGGAAAACCATTCAAGGAGTCTGCTGATCCTGCAGATGAGACAATCCATTCCTCTCCGTTAAACAGTTCCTGTTTATTAGTCTTTGGGTCAATCCAAATTGTCCCTGTTTCTGGATCTTCTGGCTTAGCTTCCGTGGAGATTGTATAGAGACCGTTAACTTTTCCACTAAGGCTTCCTTTTACTTCAATTGAAGGAGAAGGGAGGTAGGGGTTTTCAGAAGGATGGCTTGATTTAACTATATCCGAAAGAAGAATCTGATTTATATCTATATCTGCATCTACTCTTCGATATGCTTGAACACCAATAGTGTAGTACATATTTGAAGGTAATCCGGTAAAAGTGGCTGTACGTCTGTCATATTTAACATTTTGTAAGTTCTCACTAGCTTGCACAGAGCCAAATGTGTACTCCTCATTGTCATCACTACCGTGTAAGTAAACCTCAAACCCATCGATGTTGTATTTGTCTTCATTGGAATCAACATAGTTCCACTGAATGGTAATATCAACTGAGCCGTTATCATTTACCTTATGGGTGATTGCCGTGCCATCAGAAGCAATGGTAGGGGGTGCTGGCTGCACTGAGATTCTATCATTTCGAATATTGAAGTTTTCAGTTACTTTGTCCCATTCAATCTTTCTTTTGTTTAATTCAGTACTTATTTTGTTTGTTCTGTAAACGGTCTTAATGATTTTCTCAAAATCAGATTGAACTCTTTTTCCATTTGTAACTGTGACACTAATATTTGATTGTTCAAAATCAATTGTTATTGCTGAAAGTATGGCTTTAATATCAGTATTTAAATCACTTTGTTGAACTCGTACTATGTCTCCTAAACTGAACCTATCCCAGTTATGTTTTTCACTAAGACAGTTAAAAAAGTTTACTATATCGAGTGTTACATTCACTGGCGGTGTATTACGACTTTCGAGTTCTTCGTTGGCATCATCATAAAGTTCATTCTCATCATAGATGCTGTCATTTGACCACTCAGTTGTTGAAATGAAACGTGAGAGCAGTTTTTGCTGATTTTCACTAAAATTGTTCTCAAAAGAAAGCTTTTCTTTAAGCTTAGAAATTGAAGCAGATATTTGAGAAATTGTTGATTCAATCGTAGCAATTTGGTTTTTCTTTTCTGCAACTGCTTTCTGCTTTACGGCAAGTTGAGCTTTTAGTTGACTTGTGTCATCTCCAGCTTTCTTCGCAACTTCAATTCGATCTAATAACTTTTGGACTTCTAGATCAAGTGTGTAAAGCTCATTATTCAATTCGGTTAAACCAGTTTCAGCTTCGTTTTTTTGGGTGAGAAGTTTATTAAACGCATTTCCTTCGCTATTAACAAGATCATTATAATCAAGAATTGCATGACAAAGTTCATCTGGCATATAGACACTGTGGGAAATTACATTTCGTTGTTCGTCACGTTGAAAGGGGAAGAGGAAATAAGAGAAATCATCAATGTACGATTGGCCAGTCGGGTTCACTGAATTAATACTTATGCCATCTTTTCCAGTAGCATACAGTCTTGTTACCAATTCGTCTGCATCATCAGAATCGTCCATGCTAATCATATATTGCCGAGGGTTCAGTTTAAGGCCTTTGTATTTCGAAATGTCTGATTCTTTATAAAAGCTTACAGTTTCATTTACTGTATCAAAGACTGGGACTGCATCGAACTTCTCGCATATTGAATATAAAAAATCAAGCTTGTTAGTTGATGATACGTCAAACTGTCTCCGTTTTATGTTAAAGAGAGTATCTATGTATCCAACCGTCCAACTGGTATTCTTTAAACAGTCTGTAACTACTTCCTGGAGATTTTTAGATGTCTCCTCATATTTAAGAACGTTTATTCTACTCAATTCATGTTGAAGAGATCTGCACTCAATTTGTACAGTATCCATTTCACTGCTGAAAGACTTGGTTCTTTTTGTGATAATAAACCAAATCGTAAGCCCATAGAACTCAGTTTTAATTAGGTACCAGGGGTTTAGTAAATCTACAACATGATTCCTTTTAATGACACCGTCATAGGTGGCCTTAAGCGGAATAGAGAAGGAGAGTTCGTGAACGCTGCTTCCATGATTTAAAGTTACAGTTGGATTCAGAACTTCATCAATGTTGGCTATTTTAGTCTTGTCTGGCTTAGCAAGGGATAAACGTATGTTTTTTATTTCTGTATCCTTGCGAATAGTTATCAATTTTTCACCCTCTTATCGATACTTAAATCTGAAAGTGAGTCTCAGTTTGCATTTTCCGGTCACTTTTAATCGGTTTTTTCCGTAATCCAATCTAATATAATTGTCATTGAAATCATCGTATCTTTCATTCCCATATAAAGACGACTCGATTATTTCTTTATCACCATTCACTTTAACAATTTCTCTGTCTTTTAGATTGCTAAATATAAAGGGTTCAGTATAATCACTCAGGTTCTCGATTTTCACATCGCCGTCACCAATTTTAAGAATTTCAACAGTAGGGTAAATCACTACATCACCTTTGTTATGGAGTTCAATGATTTTCATTCCTGATGATATATCAAAGGAGTGGGTACTTGTGTTTCGACTGTATGCATAAGGGGAGTTGCATTTCATTGTCAAACGAACATATCCATGTCTAGCCGCATTATGGACTAGATCACTGGTATCTACGGGCATTGCATAATACACAATGTCTAAATTTTCACTGAAAGCTAAGGGCTTGTAATCATCAACATCTAGCCAGCGCTTAATTGCTCTTATTTTTTTCTCATCATAATTTTCACCAACATAAAAGTTTAAAGGAAATTGTTTTGCTTCTCTTTTGACACCTTCAGTGTACGGCTCTGATCTTCCTTTTACATAAGTTTCATTAACTGATCGTGAACCCAAAAAAGATTCCTCAACTAACCCAGACTCTGTATTAACGTTTTCCACTCCGTAGTCAATGGACTTTTCGTTGTCAAACAGGAAATATTGGCTCTGTCTAATCAATTTTTCACCCCCAATATAAAAAGAGCCGGCTTTAGCCGACTCATGTTATGTTGAAATTCAGTCCAGTATTTTTAAGACCATTTGCTAATTGTTTGTACACTAAGCTTGCAGTTTCTTTAGCATTACTAGCTTCTGTTACATTAATTGTGAATGAGTTCTGATTGTTTGATGTATTTCCTTGAGGTGTAGAAGGGGTTACAGTAGGTGTCGAGAAGTTCTTAAGAGTTGGAATTAAGCCTTTAGTTAGACTTGTTTGACTAGCAACTGCAGCGTTCATTGCTGGTGTAACAAGAGAAATACTCTTACTTAAAACATCTGAAATTTTACCAGGTTGACCCCATTTAGAGGTAGTCTTTACTGAATTGTCAGTGGACGTTTGACGAACTTGTTTCACAGCTTCCAGCATGTTTTCAGTATCTGTCTTGTTTAAAATAAGTTCCTTGTCATGTAAGAATGCAAGCTTTCCTGCTCCAAGTCCTGTGCCTGTATATCCACCAGAAGCAAATGATGACACCTTTTTACCTGTTGTATTTCCAGTTGTAACGGTATTTAATGCACTGGCAGCGTCCTTAAGCTTATCAATCAAGTTATTGGAAATACTTTTCCCAATCGACTTCATATTCTCGTTAATGAACTTGGTGAATTCATTAAGCTGTTTAGCGATATCAGTGATTTTACCATCCATAAGCTTATCTTCAAGCTTTTTGAATGCTCGTTCATCATTTACCAGGTCATCGTACTTGTTGTTAATTGATTCTTCATCTTTATCAAGCTGATCTTGAAGGGCTTCTTTCCGTTTTGTGTTGCTACGATCTTTTATATACTCATCCAAAGCTTCCTGTTGTTCTTGAAGTTGTTTCTCTAGGTCTTTGACTTGCGATTTAGCCTCAGGGGAGTCGTCCATGGAAAGTTTACTGATCTTATCTTTTGTTTCCTGTATTGCTTGGTTTTTCTCCTTCAATTCGTTTTGATATTTAGCTTCTTCGTCTTCTTTGTCGATCTCATCAATCTTATCTTGTGTCGCTTTCTGATGGGCTTCTAACTCAATATCCCGCATTTTTTCGTACATCTCTTTGTAGATGGATACAACTTCATCAGCCAATGATTTATAGATATCCTTGATCGACTTCTTGGTGTTATAAAGCTCAAGGTTAAAATCTTTCTGTTTATCTTTCCAGTTTTCGATTTCTTCAGTGATCTGTTCCTGGATGTCAGGGAAACCTTTCGCAGCTTTCTTTTGCTCTTCAAGCTGTTTGATATATTTTTTGGCTTCCTTTTGTTGTTGCTGAATGAGCTTTATCTGCTTGCTATAGTACTTAACCTTGTCCTCATCTTCTTCAGTCATTGAAATTTTATTATCAACATCTTTAATTTTCCCTTGGGTTTTAGAAGATGACTTTTCAATTGACTTAAGCGTCTCATCAACTTTAGATTGGACAAGTTGCTTCTGTAGCTCACGAACCTGATCTTGAACAGAAATTAAATCTAGCTTGGCTTGTTTAAGCTCTTCTTGAAGCTGGGCACGTTGAGCGGAGTTTAATGCTTTATTTGTTTTTATTTCTTTTTGAATCCAATTAACTTTTTGTTGTTGGATTTTAGCTTGTTCTGCAACAGCTTTTTTCTGATCAGAGGTGTATTTGCGGAATTCCTTGCTGTCAGAAGTGTATCGGTTAGCCATTGATTCATCTTTAGCTATCCGAACATCAAAATCCCCAATTCTTTTATCAAACTCATCGAGTTTGGATTGAACTAGTTCATACTGAAGTTCTTGAATCTGATCATTGACTGAATCTATATCTCCTTGAAGGGAGAGAAGATCAGATTTAGCCTGGGCTATCCCTTGTTGCCGTTCTGCCTCAGCTTGTGACGCATCTGAAATAGATGTTCCAATACCTTGCATGTACTTTTCAGGATCGATTGTTTTTCCATTTTGTTCGATCTGTAAATGAAGGTGGTTCCCAGTCGAGTTCCCTGTGCTACCAACTTTACCAATAGTTTGACCGGCTTTAACTGATTGACCTGTTTTAACAGAAGGAGTGTTAAGCATGTGCATGTACTTGGCAACTGTTCCATCATCCTGTTTAATAACAACCCAGTTACCTGCAGTTTTACTGTAGCCAGCAATTTGGACTTTACCACTTTGAAGAGATTTAATTGCTGTACCTGCTTTTGCAGCAAAATCAGTTCCTTTGTGTGGGGAGGAGCGGAGACCGGATTCCTGCTGTCCATATTTGGAGCTTACCCTAAAAGCGCTATTATTTGTATAATAGCTGGCGATTGAAGAAGTGGCAGAGGAGAGGGATTTGCTGTAGTTGGACATGATCTTCTTGACGTAATTCTGTGTTTCTTTAAAAGGAGGGATACCACCATATTTAATTACGTTACCAGGCCCAGCATTATATGCAGCCAATGCTTTTTCAACATTACCGCCAAACTTTTCAAGCTGTTGGGCGAGGTACTTTGTTCCACCCATAACATTTTGATAAGGATCGTATGCGTTATTTACTCCCAGGCTTTTTGCTGTTGCTGGCATCAGTTGCATTAATCCCATGGCACCTACACCAGATCGTGCTTTAGCATTAAACCCTGATTCTTGCTGAATTACAGCTGCAATAAGGGCAGGATCAACATTGTATTTACTAGCTGCTGAATTAATGTAGCTTGAATACTTTCCTGAATATGATCCACCAGTTGAGGAGAGGGTTCCGCCTGAAGAAGTTGTAGAGGTTACAATACCGTATTGAGTAATGTTACCGGATTTAATTTGATCTTTAAGCAGCTTAGCTTGTTCCTGCATAAGCTTTTTCTTTTGCTGAAGTGCTTTAATTTCTTTCTTAATTGCATCTCGATATTTCTGAGAGTATTTTGGATAATCATTGACCTGCTTGTTGTACTTGTCAATCTCAGCATTAACTTTTTCTAATGCTTCCTTGTATTTATCAACAACATACATGGAAGTTTTTACTTCTTCAGAAGCTTTTTCTGCAGATGAAGACATATCTTCCATTGATGTACCAGTCTCTGATAGAGAAGAGGAGGCTAAATCAGCTAATTTATCAAGTTCATCAAGTTGATCAGTAATGTCAGTAACTTGATTTAAATCTTCTTGGGTTTTAGGAAGGTATTGAATTGCTCCGCCATTACCTTTTTTCATTTCCTCAAGAATTTTCTGTTTTTGTTTTTCAAGATCTGATTTCAAATTATAAGCATCTTGAACAGTTTTGATTGCTTTAACTTCAGATTTATACATATTAATCTTCTTGTTTAAAGCATTAGCTTGATTTATTAGATCCTGCTTAACAGACTGCTGCATGTCATTGTATGCTTTTAGCTTGGCGTCACGTAGCTTAACAACTGCATCTCTGTTTATTTTCACAACGCCATTTTCAATTGAAATAGCGTCTGCAAGATCGTTTTCTTTCTGGATTAACTTCATAGCTTCCGAAGCTGATAAACTTTTACCTTCAGCCATTTTCTCAAGCAATTCATTTAAAGGGGAGATGTTATCAGCCATGGCATCATAAGCATCGTTTTGCAGTGCGGAAATTGCTAAATCATTTTGTTTAGAATCAACAAGGTCACTAATAATGGAACTAATTTCTTCAAAGTCACCTTTGGCATCTTTAAGTTTGTCAGATAGGGTGCCAACAGATTCTCCTAAAGCATCTATACCTTCTCCATTTTCATCCCATGTTACTTTAGCTGATTCGGCTGAATTGTTTGTTGAGTCAATAGCATCCTTAAGATCCCCATAAGAGAGTACAAGACCATTTGCCTTATCAGAACCATTTACATATTGACTTATGAGGTTTTCAAGACCTTGAGAGGCTTTAGAAAAGTCGGTCTGATTTCCAGATTGTAGAGCCTTTTGTATCTTATCCATATATTGAGACACATTGATAGAAAAGGACTCTAACTGCGATGCATCCATTTTGCTGAAATCAATTTTGTTAAATGCATCATTGACTTCCTTGGTAAGCTGAGGGTTAATTTTTACGGAGTTAAATGCTTCGACTGTTTTGGAAACTTGCTCACGGATTTTTGACTGTGAGCTAGAGAGTGATTGTTCAACACGAAGAGCCTCTTGTTCAGCTTTAACACCTTGATTTTTAATTGAGCTGTCATCTGCAAAAGGATTTTCAAAGAATGACCAAAAACCCTTACCTTTTGAGTATGTATCAGCCATCTTTTTATATTGTTCAACTTCAGCCTGAAGATCCTTAATTTCTTTCAAACTATCAGAGAAAGTATCTTTAGCACCCGTTTGAATATCTTTCTTATTGAGGTCAGCTAGTTCTTGTGTATATTTGATGGCATCTTGTAGAGCATCATTATTTTTAATTATTGCTTGCCCTTGTGAGTCGTAACCAGCAACTAAATTAGGAAACGTTTGAGCTAATTGTTGCGTGACCTGAAGATACTCCTGTTCTTTTTCAGAACTTAAGGTACCTGATTCTTTTGCTTTTTGAAGATCTTTATATTGAGCAATTAATTGATCAGTTGTGTCTTTATTAGTTGTAATGGCTTCAATACTTGTGATTTTAGCTTGTTCAAAGTCTTCGCGGGCTTGTTTTAATTTTGAATATGAGGATATTAGCTTCTCAATAACAACACCAAAAGCCATCATTGCTGCCATAGGGAGGAAGCTGCCAGCTAAGAAAGCTCCTGTAGTCATTGCTGCCTTTTTTAAGCTTGTTAGTGAAGTTGAAAAAGCAGTTGTGATTTTACTCCAAATTGCTGTTTTGGCTGAAGCTGCTGTCACTCCAACCGTAAAAGTATTAAAGTTAAGGATAAGATTTTTTAGAGCTGCACCCATTGCAGTACCTGAAGTTATAGCACTTGCACGAAGTGAAGAGTTAAATAATATTACTGCAGCTGTCGCTGCTCCAAATACTTGCGGAAGTAATCCAACGGACTTGGTTACTTGGGCACTTAATTGCATTAAACTTTTTAACGCATCAGCGAACACTACGATACTATCAGATATTAACGCTTCACCTGATGCCACAGACATTTCTGTAAAAGCATTGGATAAACGATTAACTCTTGCTTGCAAGCTATCGGCATATTTTTGTTGCTCTTTCCATGAACTGCCGACTGAATTAGCAGCAGTATTCGCAGCACTTTGGGCAATGGAGAAGTTATTCATCATTGCGTTAAAACGAGATAACTGGTAAATACCCGCAACGCCTATTGATGTATTTTGTTTCTGAGCATCACTTAACGTATCCCATTTCTCAGCGAGTTCCTCAATTAATTCGCTCGAAGACTTAGCTTCACCGCCAGCTGTTTTAACTGAGATACCAATCTCTTCTAATGCCTTGATTGAACTTTGGTTATTGCCAATACGAGCAAAAATGGTCTTTAGTGAGTTACCTACAACATTTCCTGACTCACGAGTAGTACTGGCAATTGCTGTTGTGTAACCAATCAAGTCGTTTAATTCAACACCGAAAGTAGAGGCTGTAGAGCCGGCTTTTCTAATACTGTTTGCAAGGTCTAAGGTACTAACTGCATAGTTGTTATCGACTTCATTTAACTTATCTGCAATTGATATAGAATCACCGGCTGCTACATTAAAGTTAAGCATTGCAGCTGTTAAGGTGTTAACAGTATCGTTAGGATTCAAATCAGAAATGTTCTGTAAGACCTGAGCGGTTTTAGTTACATCTCCAAGTTCAGATTCACTAAAGCCCATTCGTCCAAATGAACCAGTGATTTCAAGGATATCCGAAATTTTATTAGATAGCTGATCACCAAGATCAATTGAGGATTGCAGTAGTTCATTAAATTTGTAATCAGGTAAGTCCATGACTCGTCTAATGTCTGTCATTAAAGTATCGATTTGAATGACTTGTTCCACCATTGACTTTAATGCTTGAACCCCTGAATAGAACATCGTCCCACTCAGAAAATATGCGGGCATACGACTAAATGATTGTGCTAATTGTTCTCCAAAGCCTGAAACATTAGAAGAAGCAGATGATGCATTCGCAGATACTTCTCTGAACTGCATATTTAGATTCTGCATTTGTGTTCTTAAATTAGGAGTTCTTGCCGTAAGTTGGTTAACTGAGTTGAGATAATTCTGAAGGGCAGAGGAGTTAGCGGTACTAAGTGAACTGCCGTAACGAGTATTGAGGTTTTGAACATTTATTTGCGCTTGACGTTGATATAATTGAACTTGATGCTCAAGTTCTTTTGTTTTTGCTTTAGCGGTAGAGGAATCATCAAGTCGTTTAATACGATTTGCAATTTGATCAATTTGAGCAGCAGTTTGAGCACCGTTAATTGAAGTGGAAAGTCGAGAGAGCGCCTGGGAAGAGACTAATCCTTTTTCTCTTAACTTTTCTAGGCTTTGGTTTAGTTGTTCAATTGCTTTCCTTTGTTGATCGTAATTGGTTGTGGTTCTTGAAGAAGTTGCATTAGTTTTAGGGTCAGTCGTATAAACAATGTCTTCAAAACCGTTACGGTTTTTCTGTACAACCTTTGTGGTTTGGCCTTGTAAGTTCTTTTGTTCGGTCTTTTTTTGTACTTGACCTAATTTTTCAGTGGCTTGAGCGAGTTTGTTAACTTCTTGAGTTTCTTGCCTTAGAGCAGCATTGCGATTATTAATTATTTTAGTTTCACGTTGAAGAATCTCACCGTTTTTCTTGTATTGCTGGGTGAGCTTTTCAACTGATCCATCAGCATTCTTAATTACTGTGGACGTTTCTTTTACTGTTTGATTATAGGATTTTAGATTTTTTTGATACGCATCTACAGCAGAAGAGAATTCTTGCAGAGCTTTTAAGGTTGTAGAATCAATATTTGTGTTGAGTTTGAGGGAGTTAAGCTTCTTTTCTAAAGATTTGATTTGCTGATTTAACTGGTCGACAGTTTTTGATGAGGTATCAGCTTGCGGGGTTAATATGATTTTGAGGTTTTGACTCAAGTAAGAATCACTTCCTTTCAGTAGGGGAGGGAGGAAAATAAAAAAGCCACTCAGCTATTGAGTGACTCTACTCCCTTTACGTATTGCTATTTCCATAATCCCTTGCCAAATTTCAACATTCGATAAAGCTTCCTTAACTTTTTGATCATCTTGTTTATATCCTTTAGTGTTTTGTAAGCCAGTATCAGTTTTCCTTGGTAAGAATTCTATTTTAGTTATGGGGTTAGAGAAATCATCAAGCTTTAACTTAAGATCAATCTTTCTAAAATATTTGGACTCAGTTCTGTCTGAAGATAACCCTCCAACGAGAGCCCCAATACCTCCTGCAGCAAGTCCTCCGATAACGGCTCCAGTCATTTGACTACCTCTAGAAATTCTTGTTACGGATTGATCATCAATGGCTATCTCAGCTTCGATTATTTTGCTAAATGGGATTGATTTTTCTTCAATTGCCAATATTTCATTGAAATGATGAATAACAAACTTATTTTCGGATTCAACCAAAGTCAGCTTTTTATTTTTATCTGGGGTTAAATATGATTTATAATCCTTTGGGTAATTTCCTGCGGAAATTATTTTCTCTAAATTTTGTTTTTCTATTTCCTTTTGTTTATCTACACCAAAATCCCCAATTATAAAGAAAGCAGCTATTATTAACAAAACAATAATTGCCCAGATCATTCAACCACCACCGGAACCATTTTCCTGCATTATACCATGGTTTCCAAAAGTTTAGAACAGGTGAGATATGTAGTGAGTATATTATCCTGCAAAACTATTATCGCAAGTGTCAAAAAATGCAGAAATATAAGTAAAATTCTTTTATTTTATAGGTGCTAAATGTTATAATGCAAACAGAGGTTCTTAAATCATAAAAGGGAAGGAATGGTTATTATTGAGTAACAAAAATCTTTTTTATCTTGTAAGTGGCAACTTGGTTTTATACATAATCTTCCTATATTTTCATTTCACCACAAGTTCTGTAAAGACTGCTCGAGAGTTCTTAGATAACACTCAAATAGACCCTACATTTTATGTAGCACCTTTGATTACATTTATTTTATCATTGGCATATACAGGACTAACTGTCTTTTTATCCTTTAAACAAGGAGCAGTTTCCTTGAGATACGGAGAATGGAGAGAATCTATATTCCCATTTTCTATTTCTATTGCAGGCGTTATAGGATTAATAACACTTGTGCAAATGTTTTTAGGGAAATTTTCAGGAGTTGTTAGTGGATTTATTTTAATACTAGCCTTTATTTATGCACTTACAAGCTCAACTGGAAATTACTCTAGAAGATAGCTCAATTTTACGAATTATACCCCTTGATAAAGGGGTATTTTTTGTTCTTATTAATTGTTTAAATTAAGTTTCATACATAAGCAAAATCCCTCAAGAGGAAGGATTTTGATTCTGAATAAAAGAGGGATTTTAACTAAACAAATATTTGATTCTTTTCTTCTTCAAAATCCCGTAAATCATAATGTTTGATTGTTGTTGATACATCTTCATGATGAGCTACATATTTGCTTATCAATTCAATTTTGATTTTCTTAACTTCTAGGAGATAAGTGATGCATGAGGCTTTGAAGAGGTGAGGGTTAATACGTCGGCCAAGAATATCTGATAAAACGTCAGAGCAAAAATAATCAGCCCAAGACTCTGACATCTGTTTAGGCTCTCCGCCGTACTGAGTAGTGAAGAGGTATTCATGATCATAACCGCGTTTTTCATGCCACAATCGAAGGTACTCCAATGATTCTGTGTTAATCATGTACTCAAGAGGCTTTCCTTCACCTTTACCTTTTCCAAATACCTTATGACTCATTACATATGACTGACCTTCGGGGATAGGATAATCTAATATTTCTGTTTTAAGCTGTATGAGTTCTGCTCTTCGCCCGCCAACATTAAAAGCTGTGGCAAGCCAGGCCATTCCTAAATAATTTTCGTCCTGTTTTAAGGCGTCCATCATTAGCTTGTAATCATCATATGCAACCTTTACTTTTTCATATGTTGTGGTTTTTGGAATAGCTGGGAGTCCACGGGTGAAGTTTCTAAATTTCTCATAATTCTCATCATCTTCTGCAACAACATTTTCAATATAGTTGTTTAATGATGATACACCAGCTTTTTTTAATGCAATCCCACTGGAAGACATTCCGCGATTTTTTAAGAAACTTTGATACCTAATGAAATCACGTTTTGAGATCTTATAAAGTTTTTTGCCGTTAAGAGAGGTATGTACCCACCAAAAGAATTGACGAAGGGAGGAATAATATTGTTTTCGTGTTTTATCTCTAAACGAGTGAGCATCTAAAAACTCTTGAACTAAGTTTCTATGTTCCTCGTCAACTTGCTCCCACATTGATTCCGTGACCTCAGGAAGCTTTACTGCTCGAGATCTGAGCATATTCTTTTCAATTGATTTGGTCATTAATTCACCACCATTAGTACGTTTTAATTCCGTCTGCTTTTAAATCTCTTTTTAATGCCTCTGTTAACCGTCCATCTTTTAGAGCCTCGGCAGTATTCTTCATAACAGGCCGAGGTTTACCGTAGCCATATCCATATGAATCAGGGTATGTATAACCATGTCCGGTTTCAATGACTGTAGCAACATCTTTCCCATCATCTTCTCTAATATTGTCCAAGGATACCCCGTTACTCTCGTTGGTGGTTATAAAAGCGTCTTTAAGCTTTCCTGTGCGTTCATAGAGTAGGGGGATATAGGTGCCGTAAACATCTTCTTCAACATGATCTTGACCTGTTTTCGTCATGACTTGCTTAACGTTAGAGGAAGATTTATGTATAGACTGAATTGTAGTTTGTTCAATCATAACCTTAATTTCCTTAATGTTCCTCGCCATCATTGTGGGGCAGCACTGCCTTCAATTTCTTCGACCTTCTGAAGGATAAAATTATTTGCTTCTTCCTGAGATTTTTTTGATAACTCATCTATGTTTTGTTGCAGCATAACTGTGGCTTTACCCAGTTTTTCTAAGCTCTCTTTAGGAAAGCTATTGATAATTAAAGGAAAGTACTCTGAATCTACAAGTTTAAGATACCACTTAACTTTATTTTTAATGTCATTTGGAATTCCCAAGTCCGTAAATTCTTTTATAAGTGAAAAGAAAGTCCATTGAACTGGATTTATATCCTTAAAAGATTTGATTCCTGCTTCTTTAGCTTCATCTTGATCAGAAATCAACCCGGCTAACATTTTTGTTAACCGGGAAGGGGAGAAGTGTGGATAAATAAACACATGCACCTCATCAGTTAATTGGACTTTTTCTTTCTTGTCATATTTACTGACGCTTTCCTCTATTAATCCCAAGTTCAACTTTTTTGATGCCATTTTATTTCCTCCTTTTTATCCTCTTCATAACAAAAGACACCCGCAAGAAGGGGTGTCTTGGAAAACTTCAATATGATTTTATTTTAGCTCATTTAAAGTATAAGCTGGATCATTGGTAAACAATCCATCAACCTTTAAACCAAGCATTTTCTTGGTTAGCTTTCTCTCATTTTCTGCATCAAAGAACACATGTATTTTTAGATTTGCATCGTGGACTCTTTTTACAACTGACTCATCAACTAATTTAGCGTTAGGGCCAACTGCATAAGCATATTTTTTGATGTTTTTTAGAGTATCGCTTGTTAAACTTTTCACCTCTTCATCACCAAGTAGACGAACAAGAGGAATATCTTTATTTATTGAGTGTAACTTCTTTAAACTCTTTTCGCTAAAAGACTGTAAGATAACTTTATGTTTAGCGATTAAGTTATATTTGTTCAGTATATCGACAAGTTCCTGTTCCATTACTAAATTGCCGTTATTATCTTCTCTGGTTTCAATGTAATAATGGGTCGAGAGACCAAATTCTTTGATAATCTCTTCAATTGTTAATATTTTTTGACCTTTACCTGCATTGAATTTTTTCAATTGTGACAAAGTTAGTTCCTGTACTTTTCCTTTTCCATTAGTTGTTCTTCCAACATCCTTATCATGTATTGCGACTAACTTGCCATCTTTAGTTTGTCTTAGGTCAATTTCTATAAAATCTGCCTTATCTTGAATTGCTCGTTTATAAGATAATACAGTATGCTCTGGTTCTAAACCAGAAGCTCCTCTGTGAGCAATAATCAGTGGGTTGTAGTTACTAATGGGAGGATTTTCAGTTTTTTTCAACCCTTTAATAGAAGAGTGGGAAGCGGTGGAACATCCACCTATGAAGATTAGAAATACAATTATTAAGTTTTTTAATATATTCATAAATACAAATTATCACATTTACATCCCGTCTTCAATGTAATCTTTTCCGGTTATTTCTTTGTATTCTTCGGGTGTGATTTTTCCTTTGATAACAGCTTGCTTAACTCGGTATTCGTCCCAAACCCCGTTTCCATCATTGTAATAATCTTTAATTATTTCGTACCAATTCATTAAATAAAGCCTCCCATCATGAGTTGAAATGTCAAGTCGCCCAATTGCTGCTTAACTTTATCCAAATCTGTTGGAACTGGGGGAGGTGGCTTCAGACTATCAATATACTCCTGTGTTGCTGACTCAAACCATTGTTGGGTTTCAGGATTAAATTTTGCTTTGTATAATGATTGGGGCTGAATTGTAGTACAATTATTTGGAATGGTGTAGTTACCAGTTTCGTCAATATCTTCGATAATTACCGGCTGAACAAACATGTAATTTTCGTCATACATATAGACTTGGCGCATGTCAAATCTCCTTCTAAATTGATACAGGAACGTCCAACCAATAGCCAGTAATCGCGTTAGAGTCAGTTGCGACGACATCCGTGATTTTCAAGTCCCCATTTTCATAGATAATAAGTTTCGCATAACCTGAAGTTCCACTCACTGAGACGTTAACTACTGCACCACCGGTGGGGACGTGTGTGGTCGGGATAGTTCCGAAGATACCTCCAGCCGGAGCTACTACATGCCCTCTTAATAATAAAACTCCTCCATTCTTCGAGTAAGTTGGAGTTCGCGTGCCTGCAGTCGCACCATTCTTCAGTGTTATATTTGCGTATGAATACAATAAGTCATCAGTGTTTAAAGATCTTTTCCACCCCTGCCAATATGTTGTGCTGCCGTCATAGTAGTTTGTAAAGACATTATTCTTGTAATCTGTAGCATAAACCCATCCATACATACCTTTCCCATCAGAAGCAAGGCCTGTAAGATGAAATATTCCTCTTGTAGAAGCTGTTGAAGGAGCATTAATCGCTTTTCCGTGCGCGTAGAAGGTACCCATTGTCCGACCTTGATCAACTATTTTTTTGAGTATGTCCTCTCCTTCATTCGCGGCGATTGACACACCGCCAAAATCTGAGGTAATTTTTGATAATTGAGAACCGTTCCATTTCGTACGCTCAGCAGCAGTAATGTGCTTGACAGTGTCCGCAGCATGGACATCTGTGTAGGCTTTGGCATTAGCCTCGGCAGTATTCCATTTGTTTCGATCATCTACTGTAACATGAATAGTCTTATCAGAAGCATGACTGTCGAAAATTATTTTACTGGCTTGTTCAACGTTAGTGACATTCCCTAATCCTATCTGCTCTTTTGTTACAGAATGGGGGTTAGATAAATTTTTAACGTGATCATCAAATTCAACTTTTGTAGCTTGTTTTTCATTTAGAACATTACTAAGTCCAATTTGAGTAGCTGTGACATTATGCGGATTTTCAATGTCTGAGGCATGTAAGTCAAACTCTGTTTTTGAAGCTTGCTCCACATTTAAAACTTTATCGAGGCCGACTTGTGTTTTAGTAACCTTGTGAGGATTGTTTATATCTTCAGTGTGTGATTTAAGCTCGAAATTTTGTCTTTCCATAAACGAATTAATCTCTTTAGACAATTCTGTTTCATAATCAGTCATATGTTTTTCAGTACGTGATAGGGAATCTTTAAGATTGTTGATTTGTATGTTGTTTTGTTTAAGTTGTCCTACAAATTTGCTGCTACTCATTAGCTAACTGCAATTCCTTTCACTGTAACATCTCCACCATTAACTGAGATCAGTTCAACCATAATTTTATACAGACCAGCGATATCAATATCCCAATTCTCATTGGTACTTAGAGTACCTGTTCCTAATTGAAAGTCTGTTTTGTTCGTTGCTCCCAACTCCGTTTTTTCACCATTTTCATCAATAGAAAAGAATTTTAATTCCCTAGAAGTAGAGGAACCAGAGATCTTAACAGTAAGTTCCCGAAAATGACCCACTACAAATTCTTCACCTTCTGATGCGGTTGTTGCAGAGTCGTGAAAAGTAAATGAAGTTTTGTCTGGAATCGTGATTACGACATTTTCAGTCGTTTCTGTCAACAACTCCACCTCCTTAGTCTGTATAAAAACTGTCTTTTATCTAGAAAAACAAGAGGGGAGGACTTATTCAAAAAGCCCATCCTCTTGTAGCTTATTCCATATACCTTCCCAAGCTGGGGTAGAAGAAGGAGATGACTGAAGCGAACTTAAAGGTTCGTACTCATTGAAGTCGCCTTCAAAGCGCTGCTTGAAATCATCAACACTGATATAGGATCCATCTGATAGCAATAGGAATTTTTGTTCCAGGCCATCAAATTGTTTGAACAAACCGCATACTTCATCAAATGTCATTATTCCATCCCCCAAACAACGATTTTTAACCCAGTTAGATCAACTGTACCGGCTGCTTTAACTGTCAGATGTATTTTTGGAGCAGTGAAAGTTAATTGTTTTTGTAAGGGGTAATTCTGAACAAAAGCAATACTGTTGAATAGAACAGAATTATCATTACCTGATGTAGTTGCAGAATAAAATGGGATGTTTTTCGGTACGGAATAAACACTTGCTAAAACTTTGCTGTTTGAGCTGTCTGTTTGAGTTGTGTACATAGCAACACCGTAAGTTCTGAAAACACCAAGTGAATCGATTAGATCAACTGTATAAGACTTAGTTGCACCTGTAGCTACAGTATCAGCATCAGTAACAACAAATTCAGAATAGGATTTTTGAACTTGGGTTTTAATTGCTGCAGTGTTTTTAACCAAAACAGGGACAGAAGCCGTATTAGCTATATTTACATCAAGTGATGTATTGGCCACATTAACATTAAGAGGCTGGTCATTATTAAGACCAACCTCCAAAGGGACAGTGGAACGTTCAATTGATACAGCAGTTATGGGATTACCTGTCCCATCATCTTTTGCAGAAGTGTATTTATCACCGTCTTGATTTAAAAAAGCAATAATAAACACCCCCTTAATTATTCAGTTGTTCCGCCAAGATCTGAGCTTTGAGTTGAACCTGTTGTATCCTCAACCGGAGCTGCGGTATTTTCATCTCTACTTGCTTCGATTACTACAGCCATTTCGTCTGTATCTGTATCTGCTAACGCTTCAAACTTAATTTCAGGTGCTAAAGCATTTCCATTCTCTAATGACATTTCAAATTCCCCTGAAGGAGAAACATTAGGGAACTGGATATAGATGTCACTGTAAACTTCTTCTGTATCAGGGTTATAAGCAATAGTGCGATATTCAACTTCATATCGTTCTGAGAACTTGCTGGCTTTAATGGCTAAACGTCTACCGACTTTTTCAATTTGATACACAGCTGTTAGTTTGTCTTTAGCAGCCGCAAATGCTGTTGGAATTGTATATGTGCCATCAGTTGAAACAGCAATCTTATATGTTAAACCTTTTTTGTTATAGAAAGTAACATCGCTTACAGGTTTTCCTTTTAGAGTAACTTTGTTTGTATCATCTACAATCAGTCCATGTTCTCTATCGAAAACCTTTACTTTTGTTTCTTCCTGAATTGTTTCACCCTGTGTCATTGCAAGCCATTCTAAATCAAAGAAAGCATTTTTGACAGTTAGGTTAATTTCCTTCTCAGATTTAAGAATGTAAAGTGGTTTATTTCCGATTCCACCTCTGAGTTTTTCTTCAGAGATTGCTTGGGAGAATGATGCTGTTTGTGCCTCGGCTGTGAATACAAGCTTACCGTCAGATTTTCGTTTGAAATAAACGTCAGCTGTATCTTGAATAACTGTTTTCATCTAATTGTTGCCTCCTTAAATAATAAAAAAGACAGCTATGCGCTGCCTTTACCAAAACCTTTAGTTTGTTTCATGAAACTTTCTCTACTTATGTAGTGTTTTTCTTCTTCAAATAAGTCGATATGTTTTCCCCAGCTTTCCATGTGTTTGGCTGCATCAGGTGAAACGGTCGCAAACAGGGTGGAGGTATCGTACTGTTTAAATTGACCAACTCTGTAGTAAGTCATGTATAACTGAAACAGAGTCATTTCATTTATATCTTTGTACAAATATCCAGTGTGAGTAGCAACACTGCTCATGATGTCTGCCATATCAACCATATCTGATTCCTGACTTTTCACCCTTTTGCTGCGCTCGTTAGCTCGCTGTATCTCTGGGTTAGAGCTGATTTTTTCTTCTTTAAGACAAGACATTCTCAAGATCAATTCTCTTAGGGCTTCGAAGTTTTCCGGTGTAAGTTTCTCTAAAATTTCAACGCCATTAAAAACTGTGCTAAATATTACTTCATATGCTTCTTTAAAATTCGGAAGGATACTTGTAATTTCAAATAAAGACAGTTTTTTAAGTTCGGCAATAAGACCATCTAATTGGCCAAATTGATTATTTTCCTTTTTGCTGTAAGTATAAATAATCTCTTTCTTAGACATCTTAAACCAACTGAGGTACGGAGTTAAAAAAGCATATTCCTTAACTTTTATAAATCGACAATCGCCAAATTCAGTAGGGATTGGTTCACCGGTTATAAAGAATTCACTATCAATCATTTCATTGCCCCAAAGGTATAAATTAATTTATAGCCGAGGTAACCGTCAGGAGGATTAGTGATTAGCAGTCTTTTATAAGAGTTTGTCTTACCGATACCAGCAAAATTCTGATTGAACAAGAGCTTATTAATTCTGTCATTAATCTTAAGATTTCTAAATTCAGTTTCTTCAAAGGTGTTAATGTGGGTGAAAACATCAATCATCAAGTCTTGATCAAGAAGCATCGCGCTTTGGTTGGATGGTTTTGGTAATGCGTTCCCTAAATAAACACACATCCTACATAACGGTGAATCCGATAGATCATCTGTTTTAGGTGCTCGCTTAAATATGGTATTGATTATAGCGGGTGAGTCATTTGTGGAGTCATAATAATTTTCGAGTGATTGAACATCTGGATGAGAAGGGGAGAGAGGATCATCTTTATAATACAGAAGCCGATTTAGCTGAACATCATCCATAACTAATCTGAAGATTTTTGTCATCTGCTCAACAGTCATGCTCATGTCTTTTCACCAACTTTCTTTTTGGCTACCAATTTAATTGTTCCATGATCTCCATAAACTTTAGAATAGTCTATATCATCGACTTGATAATCTTCGCCAAAGAAGGTGAGGGTAAGTCCAATTTTCAATTTTTCATGAACAAGATAAGGAATTGTAATGTTTGCTTGACCATCAGGAAGATTTACTGCCAATTCAGTGCCATTTATTGAAGTTGTCCTTTCGAATATGCAGGGGACTTCAGTTTTTTCGCCAGGTACTTTTTCATAAATTGGCTTACCAGTGATTTCGTTAATTTTGCCAGTATCGATTAGCTTGTCTTCTGAAGTAAGAAAAAATGATGTTCCACATATTTTTATCTCAGCCTTCTTGTAAATCTTATTACTGAGAGGGTGGGAGGTGATGAGCCATGTTTCATCATTAAACTTAACAACTCCGCCACGATAAATGTCAGCAATTTCACCTAATATATATCTTGCAGAACCATCGCCACTAGAGTACTTAGAGGTGATCATTACTGTTTTTTCGATTCCATCAATTGTGACTTTTTCAGATTCAAACCCCTTAAGGCCTTGTTGGAAAATAAGCTTACCATCATGAAGAAGTTTATTATTAATGTTAACCTTGTGGTAATTACTGTAGTCCTTCATTCGAATCACCGTCTGTTACTAAGTTATCCCTAAGTCTGCTTAATTCACCACTTACTGTTAAAATAGTGTCCCTGATTTCTGTGAGTTCAGGATCACTTAGCAGCTTTTTATTAAGGTATTTCTCCAATTTGAAGAGGACTGAATTGTTTCTTTTACACAGTTTATTGCAAACAACATCTAAGTCCTCAAGCTTTATTTGTCCATCTTTATGTGCCGATTTAACTTTAATTGTACTCATAGATAATCCACCGCAGCGTTCAATATCAAGCGCTCAATTTCGTCTTTCTGATCCATTACACTTTGTTTAAGTGAATTGAGTTGCGTACCAAAGTTCTTGATCCCCACGTCATTCGTGAAGGGCTGCCACGTATTCTCAAACAAGGTCTTTTTATTTAACAAAAAGATGTATCTCAAGAAGTGTGCAAGAATAAGAAGATCATCCTCGGATAATTCCCGATTAACAGTTTCAGTTGAATTATCAGCTTTTAAATTGTCTCTAAGCCGGTTATTGAAATGAAGGATTGCATTTCGAATTGATTTATAAATGTCCTCTTCTTCTTGAGGAACATCAAAATCGGACGTCTCGCAGTTGTTTAAAAAGGTTTCCCATATTTGATCATAAGATGTCATAAAAATCCCTCCTCTTAGTCAAAGAGAAGGGAAGGATCAGCGACTCCCATCCAATCAGCCAAAACTTTTAATTTGCCTGCAGCAATGTCATCGCTAAATTCTGAAGCAACGTCAATAATAAATTGCTTCTCAGAATCCACTGTGATTTTATCGAGCTTATTTTTTAGTTGAGCAATATTTCCCGATTTAATCATCTTTTCAATTTCTTCTTTGGTATGGATGTTATTTTCATAAGCCTCCGACTCAACAATAGAATCTTTAATTTCTTTGGTTGTCTCATTATCTTCAACAATAACTAATTCACCTTTATCGAAACAAACGCTGTTCATTGTGAGCCATTCAACAACTTCTTTTGGAACTTCTTTAATATCAGCCTTACCATTTTTACTACCAGCCCAAGTGTATTGTTTATGTCCACCATCGCCGGTATACCCAACAAAATAAGATGTACTTCTGTATCGTGCTAACTTAATTTTTTCAGTCAAATTTATATCCTCCTAAAAAATCCTTATATTTTGATTTAGATAGATACTGCAGCTTGTTCTTCAATAATTCCGATTGCTTCTCCAAAAAGAAGGTTAACAGAAGCATCTTGAACAATTTTCATTTTGATTCTTTCATCTTCGATGTCTTGTTCTGTCAATTGACGTAGTCCACCATACTCAACAACAGAAAATGGTTTCTGTGAAACTCCACCTGCAAACATATAACCTTTGTTGACAGGAAGTTCGACTTTACTATTTGTATCATCTGTAAATGGGTTAGTAAGGTTAACAGCAGTTGTTCTGCCGATTGTAGTTGGATTTAGGGCAGTGAGGAGTTCTCCTTTAACTTCTTCTGTTAAGAAGTTCTTAAACGTAGAGTCTGTTCCTTGTTGGAATGCGAAGTAGTCAATGAGAAGAGTGTCAGCGACGAAGATTGGTTTTCCACCATAACGTTGAAGCACGGAAGCTACTTTGTTGTATTGTTGAAGAGTAAGGTTTGAGCCTGTTTGAACATTTTTTGCAGGGATTTTACCAGCTGTAATTGCGCTTGCAGTTAATTGATGAATTTTATCGAGGTACAAGCGGACTTTAGCATCTGCAATATCATTCACCAATTTATTGAAGTAAACAATTGAATCTGTTACGAGATCTAGGGGTTCATAATAGAAACCTGTTGACATAGTTTTCGGAACAGCTGGAACTGTTTCTTGTCCTTCAACACGAACTAAATCAACACCAGAGCCTGTAGCAGACCAAATGACTTTTGCCTTATTCTTTTTCGGAATTTTAATTTCTTTGATATTGCCTCTTTTTTCTTGTTGGACATTGGCCAAAAGGGAGAGGAGCTGAGTTACTTTTGGTTTCGCAATTTCATCAGCTTGTTCAACGACAAGGTTATTAAATTGATGGAGCATGGAAGGGTCAGGTGTAGTACCGCCATCACCAAACACTTTCTTAATGTAAGTTTGGATATCAGCTTGGTCTGTACCGTCCATTTTGTTATTTAATACACGGCTAAACAAGCCTTTAATTTTCACAGTATCTAATTTCATTTATAATACTCCTTTTATTGAAATTTATTTGTTATGTATTAGGCCTCGATTACTTCAAGGCGAACAAGCTTTTGTCCCATTGTGTAAACAAGGTCATCTTCATTATTTACAACGAGGAACTTAGCAGAAGAATCAGCATAATCCTCATGAGGTGAAGCAGGATCACTAAGAATATACTTTTGAGTAGCGATATCAAAGTGAGCTACTTGACCTTGTTTAACCTCAGTCACTCCTGTATTAAATGAAAATGCAGAAACATCAAAACGAGTATAAGCTGGCTCAAGGATAACAATTCGAGCATGTTCTCCTACGCCGTTATAAAAGTCTCTCATTGATTCACCAAGGTAGCGTGCTTCAGGAGATGCAATTAAATATGCTTTTTTTGTTTTATCTGATAGTTTCGAAGCTGTACGGTTCCCCTCAGCATCAAAACCAAGTTCAACAAGCATAAAGTTATCAATGTCTGAACCAGTCACTTTTGCACCGTGAGCAACTGTTTTGATTTTTAAAGAATTCAAGTTTCCAGTAGTATGATTCCCTACTTCAGTTAGGGCTTTTTGTAATCTTGTAGCCATATTTTATTCCTCCAAGTTTAAAATTTATTGTGAAAAGCGTGATTCAAAAGAGTCATCGTTAGGGATTAAATTTTCCCGTTTACTTGAAAATTCTCTAATGGTTGTATTTGTTTCATTAGGAACACTAACTAAATCAACTAACATTGTGTTAAGTTGTAATACAGCTTTTTCTCCTTCTTCATCTTGTTTAACCGAAGCATGGATAAGGTTTTGTACTTCTTCTGTACTGAATTTTTCCTCAGCATTTAAAGCTTCAAATTTCGCTTTATAGAATTCATTTTTCTCATTCAGTTTTTGCTCTAGTAAAGTTTTCTCGTGTTTTTCTTTATAAGGCTTCAATTGTTCCACTTCAGAATTTAATTGCACAAGCTTTTCACTGGCAGTGTTGAATTGCTGTTCAATATCTGCCTTATTCTTATTGATTTGGTTTACTTGTTTCGTTAAATCTTTAATTTGTTCATCTTTCTGGTTAAGTTGTGATTGAATAGGCTCAGGAACAACTTCCTCCCAGTTGCGCGTCATGAATACCTCAGTTTTACTGTCAAAATCAATTGAAACAGTATCGCCTGTTCTTGTGTAATTGAACTTAAAGTATTTGTCATAGCTATTTTCATCTGACCAGCTATACACGTTTACGATGAAATACGTATCATATACATCTGCAATAAATGAATCTGATTCTTTATCAAGGGTTGGATCTAATTGGCTATATAGAAGCGTCCGAACGTCAGAGTGAGACAATTCAAACACTTTTCTAAACTTATTCATTTTTTCACCTTCCTCATTATTTTGTCTTGCAGCTGCTTGAGCCACTAATCTTTCAAATCGTTGAAGTTCATTAAAGCTTAGAAGTTTGGAAGAATCATAGGCGGGGAGGACAATGTCATGCTCTCCTCGTTTCTCTGAATTTAAAATTGCATGACCTTCGAAATAGATAGGGGACTGTAGGTGTTCAATGCCATCTTGCATAGTGTAATTTGAATAAAGGATCTCACAACTTGTATTAATGTTAATACCCCGACCATACCATTCAAGTAAAAGTTCACATGCATCTTTAAATCGAGAGCTCCAAAGTATTGCATCTGCTGCCAATACTTCTTTTGTACCATCTGGGGTTTCAATTTCAGTTATGTATCCCTCGGATGTAAAGACACCAATTGGGGCAGTATCTCTTTTTACTTCAAGTTCTCCGTGCTTGTCTGTGTCTAGATAAGCTTCATGAGTTCCCAATGCATCTGTAGAAGTATTTAATTCATCAACCTCGTAATATTTTGCAACAATCGGTTTATTAATAATTGTTGAAGCAGCTTCAAGAGCAACATCCTTAGAAATTACTGCGTTATTATGAGAGACATCGAAATCAAAAATGACAAAGCTACATGACAACTTTGTTGGGTCATCTGATGATTTAATCTCATTCAATTGAAGTTGGCATAGTTTTTTCTTTTGCTTCTTTGTCAAATAATTTCACCTCCCTTCAAAAGTGAAGTTTTAAATAGGATTGTCATTACCGTTGGATGTAGCTGACTTCACTGTGTTGTCGTTGTTTTTATTTCCGTCATTTGGGCGGCCAACTTCATTCCCAGTGAAGGTATATGAAGTTTGATAAGGTCTAATTTTTTCTTGGAGTTTCAGCTCTTCAGTTTCATACAGAGTTTGTTCAAGGTAACTTTCCCAAGACACTCCTGCCAAATTGTCAACTACGTGCTTAATAGACCAGCCCTTATCATTTAATTTAATTAAGATATCCATTTTTTCTTTGAGAGTGAGCGGCTTGTCCTTATCGTAATTCATATAGTAGTTGTCTTTTTGGGCAGCAGGCAAAACAAGGTTGAATAACTTTTGATAAACCTCTTGCTCAATATCCTCCATTAAAACTCCAATACGCTTATAAAATGTATCCAAGTTTAACGACGAAGTTGCATAGTTACCCCCATCACCATTTAAAAGGGAGCCGGATAAGCCGTAAGCAGATTGAATATCGCTATTGATATGGTCAAATTTTGCTCCATCTAATCCATCTGCTTTAACATCTGGAAAATTGATATCAGCAAAGTCAGGGATTGATACTACAGTCACTCCATCTTTTTGGTTTTTTTCCAAAGCCGTTTTAACGCCACCATGAATTTTTTGTTTAACTGCTTTAGGCAGCTTCATGTTTGTGTATTCGCCATTACCTTTATCTGTTCCAATCGTTAGAACTGCAACAGCGTTAATAATTTTATTTGCAATCGATCTTTCAACATCTTTAAGTTTCTTTTTATGGAGAACGTCATATAGACCTGGTGTAACCCAAGATGTTCCCAATCCTTGATTTCTTTTTAGCGTCCCTGTGCGTAGTGGAAAAGTTCTTTCTTGTGGCAATTCCTTAAACCGATATTTCTCTCGATCTTTCATGAAGTTTTCATAATCGCTTTGTTTAATATAAGGGGAGAGGCTTTTTAACAATTCGTTTCTTTGATCATCTTTATACTTAGTGAACAGCTCCATGTCAACTACACATACCCAGTCTCCGTTTCTTCTAAAGGAGGGGAATACATATTTAATTTCATCAAAAATAAACGGATACGGGCTCTTAGCATCCCCAAGCCATATACCAACAAGAGTGCCAGCTGTAGCTACCTGTTTTAACAGATCCCTAGTAAGTCTTTTATGTTTGACCTTATGTAAGGATTTATTCAAAAGAGAAATGTGCTTATCTGAAGACTTAACTTTATTAAAGGAGTCAATTTTATAGTTGAGGGTAGGGAGGGCTTCAATCAATTCAAACAATTGGTGAATCTCTGCAGTCGAAATGTAAAAATACTCAGCAAGATCTTCAATTTCTTTTTGAAATTTATCGGGGTTAGAAAAATAATTCTTTAATTGTTCGGCTTCAATTTCTGTAACAATGCCATTGGAAAACATATTTGAGATAAAGCCGGAAGCAAATGTAGAAGTATAAGTTGAATAGTCATTCAGCATTTGCTTATACTCTTCAGACTCAATGTCAACTTTATTTAAGGTTACCATGTTTCACCTCATTTCTTTTAAAAATAGACTAGTTCATCTTCAACGTCATATTCAGTTTGTTTGTTTAACTGTCTTTCTAATACAGTAGCAATATAGTTGCCATAAGCCACTGAGCTATATCTGTCTTTTCGTTTACTCTTTGGCTCTTTAAGCTTAACTTGTCCGTTATCGCTATATTCAGCTTCCAAGTTGATCATTTCATTTATCAGAAGGGTAATCTGAGCATAGCTTGAAAGGAATTTTCCTTTAATTTCAGGAGATAGCCCTTCATAGCCTTTAAATCTTTTCAGATATTCTTTTCCTTCATTTTCGTTGATAGGAATTTTGATTTTCCCTCGTTTGAATCCATCTTTGAGTAATACAGCAATTTCGCTGTTCAATTGTGCATTGCCTTTAATGCTATAAATTACTTTTTCAGCATTTTGATAAGTACAACGCTCAGCCATTCTTTCATCGTTAATACATGAAAATGGCTCATATTCTTTTGCGCGTTCTTTATCATATAGAGGCTGGCATAATGCATCATACACACCTAGTCCGATACTCTGAGTATCCAATACAATATAATCACAATCATAATCTTCGTATATTTGTCGAATTCTTGTTGCTTGAGTTCCTGTGTGACCGCCTACGATGCTCTCCATGTATACAATATGACGATCATATCCATTGGAGTTTGGGATCAGTCTGAATACAGTGTAAACACTGGCGTCATTATCCTTACCCGCCATTCCAGCGATATCGTTGCTTACCAGCCTAATTTCTCCTGGTTTCTTGCCTTCATATTTGAAGTTAGAATCCTTGATCAGACTGTAATAGTCAGGAGGGAAGAGGGGAGAAGCAAGCTTGCGGTTCTTTTCAATGTCTTCAAATTTAAAATAAGCTTTTTCAGATTCACCAAACCAGAGAGCTTCCATTTCCATAGACCAACCAATAGGATCGAAGTCTTCTTCGGCCATTTCATCTCTAACTTGATCTTTATCCAAAAGGCCTTCTTTAATTGCGATCTGATAAGGGAGACCACACACAAAGTATTTTGATCCTTTCATCATGGCATTGTAGTAAGTTATGAATCTGTTAAATGACCAATGAACCTTATACCAGCAGGATGACAAGTAAATTTCTTTGTTTCGTTCTTTTAGATGAGCGTATTCTTCTTTTTCGAGATATTTAGGAGAACGGGGAGCTGTCAGGAATTTTCGAAGTACTTTACTGATGATTTCAAAATCAACCATTCTGAATTCATCTACAATAAGGAGGTTTGCACGCTTGGAGCGGGCGCCATCATTTGAGGCTACGATTTTAATCCAGCTGCCATTATGAAACTCCACTTTAGCATCATTTGTTGAGGTTTTTAAATCTTCAATTTCTCGCCTTAAATTAGGTGATTCTTTGCGTAAGTCATCAATTTTCTCTATGACTTCACGAGCTTGTCCCTTTGTGCCCGATGCGATAACTATTTTAGTACCTGGGAAGAGTATGGCTTGCACACAGCAGTATACAGAGGTTAACCAAGTTTTACCTTGTCCACGACTGGCCAAGTACATAAAATAATGGTTATGTACCATCATGTAAATTAAAATACATTGAAACAATTTAAGTGTAATACCCAAGTATTCTTTTACAAAGCGATGTGGGTTTGCTCTATAGAAAGAAGTCCATGCGCCGATACCATCCATTAATCGTTCGGATTTTGATTTCTTTTTAAAGTTGTTTCCCTTTTTAAAGATATTGATTCCTCGGCTGTGCTTGTTGCGATCTGTTGTAAAATTTTTATGTGAGGTCATTTTCTCGATCCTCTTCTTCTTCAACAGGTTCTTCAACAGTATGCTTATTCATTTCTTCCCAATATTCCTCTGAATATTGATTTTTTAAACCAAGCATTCGGGACAGATGCCCAAGGAAAAATACCTTAATGTATTTCCCGATTTTATCAGGATCTTTCCATCTAGGCTCTGGCTCAGGAATAGGTCTCTCATTCTCATATTTTTTGATCAGAGTGCCAAAAGACTCTTGTTCAACTCCACTTGCTCCAGTTTCTTGAACGGGTTTTAAATTACTTGACCCAAGTAAATCTTGAAGAGTTTTTTGCTGCTGATCGACTTTTTCGCCATTTTCACGCCGTTTGCGGATATCTAGCCGAGTCAAACATATTTCATTTATAAGAAGTTCCATTCCTTTAGAATCACATTCATACCTATTCGTGAAGTCAATGTACTCATTCTGAAGCCAAATGTAATCTTCAACATCAAGACCGCGACCCCAGAATTGCATTAATTCATCTATGTCTTCCTTAGATATATCTTCTGTACTTTTAGCTAGTAACAATTGTGTTGTATATTCTTGTTCTTCTTCAAAGTCAAACTCACTGTCTGCCCAAGTTTTTGACTTGTAATCTTTCATTCCGATATTTTTCATGTACGTGCCTAACACATTTCCAGCTGATTTTTTCTTGGACTCTGATTCATTAACAGCGGAAACCCACAAGTCGTAAACAAAAGGACGGTCAATCATTCTTAAGATGTTTTGAACATTCTTTAAGTTATCTTTGTCTTTTTGGAATTCATTTTGGAGACAGCTTTTACATACTGACAGCTTGCCGGTTGCAGAATTGAAAGGAGATTCCGAGATATAATATTGATTGGTATTTTGTTCTTTGCCGCAGCATGAGCATTTGATTTTCTCTGTAGACATATTTCACCTCCATAAAGTTGATGTAAACACATTTTATGAAACGCCCAGCAATAGAGCGGAAGGGGAGTACCGCAATCATCGCTGGGCGTTCTAAAAAGGTGTTTAACTATAGGTCAAATCACCACTGGGAGACATTTCGATATCTTGTGTTTTTAACTTTTCAATCACCATGTCCATTAACCCTTTACCAATTCCACATGTATCAATCAACAGTTTGTCAGGGCGTTTTTCTTTTAAAATCTTAACCAATAGGTCTGCTTGATATCCGAATGTCTGAGGGGCTATTCTTCTTTTAATATTTTCAAATTTGGAGTCTTTAATATTAACAAGTAAAACTGTTGTATAGTCTGTCCGGGGATCAACGATTAACAACCTATTTCCTTTTGGAAAATCTACGCCTATTTTATAATCAGCAATGTTTTCGTTTTCAACATTGCTACCTAAAGTGTAAAAATTAACTTTTGATTTTGATGCAAGCCCCATTATTTTATGTAATTTACTAATAACAGTAGATATCTCTTTATCACATTTGTATCCATACTGCTTGAGTTGGGCAAGTGTTTCTAAGTGCTTATTTAGATATTTAAAGTCTTCATTCGTCATTTTCTTCTTCATCCTCAATCGTTTTTTTGTATTACTTTAATAAACCTTCAATAGCTCCTAGGCTCACAACTGTCTCATAAGATGAATAATGTTTTGCTGCCACACTCATGTTTCTTAAATCATCTAGGGCAACTCTTTTATTTATAAATGCTTCTCTATGAGACTCAATAATATATATAGGATCAACAAATGGCTTACTTACAGTATTACAAGTCACTTCTTCATAAACAGCAGGAATAGAATCCAATAGATATTTATAATCACATAGCTCTTTCATTAGTTGATCTTTGTTAATGTTTCCTGTTTCATCTTCAATGATTTGCTTCCAGAAAGACTCGTAAACCTCTTTGTAATCAACCACTTGCACTACTCCAATCTGAATAAAATTAAAGTTTTATCAATAGTGAATTTTAAAAAATTCTTTATCTACTGGGTTCACTTTAAAAATCAAGTCTAAACCCGATACTTCTCCGTTAACACCTTTTAATTCAGCTCTAGAAATAATTTCTACATTGTTAAATTCTAAGGTAACTCTATGGGCCTCTGATGACTCAGGGCGAGAACCGACAGTTTCAGCCAACAGTTTGAATTCATGCTTAGGTGTCTCAGTTAAAACAGAAATATATTGTTTCTTTCCCAACTTTGATTCAAAGGAGGTAGGAGCTTTATAATCACCTAAAAATTTAAGCACCTCAAAATTTAGCAGAGCATTCTTTGCAAAAATCAAATACGTTTCATGTTCATCACTATAAAAAATTTCAACATCTTGAAGTGTTGTTAAATCAACTAAAGATTCCTCAGTTTTTCTATCATACAAGTGAAGGTTATACACTTCATGCATTGCTAAATCCAAGCAGGTTCCTCCTTTAGTTTTTATTTTTAAAACGAATAATGTATGTAGCTTCAACACCGTCATCATTAAATACCATAAACTTTTGAGACGGTTTCGTACCAAAGCGACCCTGCATCGCATAATCATCAGCGCCAACAAGCGCTCCGTTTACAACAACTGTTGTGCTGCCATATTCTTTTTCATAGTTGTGATGAATATGACCACCAAATATGTAAGAAGGGATATAGCCAAGTAATTGAGGCAGGCGGGTTACGCATTGATCAACACGATCATAGTGACCGTGGACAAACACGACTTTATGATTGTTGATTTTAGCGGGGATAAAGCCATCTTGTTCCGGTTCAAATGAAATGTTTTTAATATCTCTTAATCTAGCTTCGAGATACCAATTAATGAGGTATTCAAAGTTTTCTTTAATCCCGACATCATTTTTAGAAGGGGAGAGGCGACCGTGATTGCCTGCTACGTTGTAGAACTTAACTTCTTGAAACTCACTTGCCAACATCGCTAAAACCTCAGCAAGCGTTTCTGACACATATTTAATTTGCTCTACAGCATCTTCATTAGCCTGAACTCTTGTTGAAACATGTATAAGACCTCCAATTAAATCGCCAAGATTTGCAACGTGTAATGTGGAGACATGATTCTTCTTTCCATACTCAATTACTTTGTTTGTGAGGTGCTCAACTCGTTCATCGAATATTTCTTTATTGAACTTATTGATGCGGTTATCGATTTCCATTCCGAAGTGCCAGTCACTGAACAAAGCAAGCCCATGCTTTTCAGCAGTAGCAGGGAGGGGGAAAGTGAAACGAAGAGGTCTTTTTGATTCTAAATTAACAATAGCTTGGACTACATCATCCTTGATTTTTTCAAAGCGAGCTTGATTGGCTATACTTTTTCTATATTCTCTTTTTTGATCACGAGTTCTAATCTTTTCCTTTTCAGATTGAAGTCGCACTTCTTCGTATTTCCTTAGAATTTCATCATCCAAATTCTTTGACATTATGTAATCATTCCATCGTTCATATTGCTTAAAATCTTTGCGCCATTTACTCTCATCATAATTTGTACCTTGATCTTTGTTTAAAAGAGTGGCAATTGTTTTTGTATCAATGTGATAAGTGTCTTTGTTTTTGAAAAGTCTAATATGATAATCAGTAAATGATTCGTCTTTTTCTCGTTGTAAAACAGGATCTAAAATAGCTGTCATTCAGTCACCGCCTACTCATTGATTTGTGGAAGTTCGTCTTCTTCGGTAATAGAAATTTTCACTTTCCGACCGTCAAATGATTTTAAAATTGAATTCAGATCATAACGCTCGATGTCTGTTTTTGTTTCTTCTTCAATAATTCCATCAATATAAGTATAGTTCCCTTTTAAATTTACTGTATGAACTTTCTTAGCCATTTAAATTCCTCCAATTTTTTGTGTTTTTTACGAACAATAAGCTCCTTCGGAAGCCCGATGATCCGAAGCATCGGTAACGTCCGAAAAGGGGATATAAAGGAGATGAAAAGATAAGTCGGATAGGCGTTGGGGAAACGCCCGAAGGAGATTATTGATAACTTGCGTACCGGAAGGATCGTAAGCACATTCCGGCTGATCGGTAAAGTAAAACGCAAGCACAAAAAGGCCTTCTAGCAATTTAGATGACCTTGTTCTGACTGCATCCTAACCCCGTTTCGCCTACGTCAGTAGCTAACGTTGGGACGCAAGCCTTCAGATCGACAGGGATTACGCTGATTACGGGTTCAGCGACTGAAACCTTTGCAGTCGACAAACTATAAGTAAGTCGAAATATCAAAAGACGCCATAATAACGTCTTCAGGAACTCCTTGTACATCATGGTACATGAGCATATAAACCGGTAATCGCTGTGCGAAAACCGGATTCTCCTTCTACACCTGGCAGATGAGCTAATTCACTTTAAGAACTGTGTAAAATCTCTGAATTCACAGTGAAGCCTTGATTAGTAGCGGCAATGGAAGGAATCCCAAAGCTGGACGTATCGCGGTATCTTTAGTGTCCCCCACGCGGGATTAATCAGCTACTCTCGATCAGACAATGAAATACTAACTCTAAACCTCGACACATTATGGTGGCGAAACACCAATAATGAGAAGGAAAGACCCATTATAACCCTTCTCAATGGCATTTTCAGACTCTCTTGTCAGGTTACACGCCTTATTGAGAAACAAAGCGTCTCAACGCTCGCCATTTATTTTGCACAGTTTTCTCTGACCCGTGTAAGGAGGTATGTGCATGGGAAAGGTGAGTCTCCATACAGAACATTGAAGGAGAAGTAGCGAATAAAATAGCGAATGTGTTGCTAAGTCAAATTGAAAAGGCAAGACCGAAAATAATCCTTTTCTGTGAAATGGGAGCGGTGATCAAGCGCCCAAAAACCATTTCACTTATTTTACGAGGGTATGTAATTACAAAGCCTCGCTAACCCGGAAAAATTTTGTTGACCGCATAATAAGCATCAAAGCTTACAAGGGCATTATTTAAAGGGAAGGGAGACGCATCTACCCTTCCCTAAGTGCAAGCCGAAGCAATACACCGCAATTAATATCCAGGCTACATGTCACCCATAGTAAGACTGTGATGGGATTCACCCTACATAAAAAACTTGAGTAGCAAAGGTCTTACCGACATGTTTAGCCCGATAATAGCCATTTACCTGTCTCCTTAAGATACAGACATTCGAGTTAACCTCGCACCCTCATAAATGACTATTATCCGACTAACTGCAATGACCAGCCGCAGTTTTGTGTCAGAATGATACAGAAAACAAGGGAGTAGATATTGTTTAATCAATAAAAGCTAGTCCACACTGGAGAGGAATCTCCACTAATATTCATTTGATTAGTCTGTATCTTCATAAATGAATATTAGTCGAGAACTGATATCCCAAATATCAGTAATCAACTAATTATTGACGGCACCCCCATGCCATCAAAAAAACTATAATTAATTAACCCGGAGATGAAGATAAGCGAAAAGAGGGGAGGTCGACAATTTCCTCCATAACTTCTAACTCTGCCTCTTTTAGGAGCATAAGCTCTTTGTGACAAAGCGTGCAGGTAGCCTTTCCTGTCGTCCTCATTAACTGATTATTTAGCTTTGACTGCGTCTTTAAGTGCTTTTGCCGGCTTAAATGCAGGTGCTTTTGTAGCCGGAATATCAATTTCCTCTCCTGTCTGGGGATTTCTCCCTTTACGAGCTGCACGTTCACGAACTTCAAATGTTCCAACTCCAGGAACCTTAATTGATTCACCTTTTGTTAGTGTTTCAACGATGACATTAAATACTGCTTCAACTTTAGGAGTAGCTTCTTTCTTAGTAACATCTAATTTTTCTGCAACTGCTCCAACAAATTCTGTTTTGTTCATGTTTTAAATCCTCCTAGTGATTTCGTTTATTTTTGTGTTAAAGTATAATTACGGTAACGTTTGTGGTTTTTTGAAAAAATGGGAGACTTACTCGCCCTTTTATGTGGAAATTAGCTTTCTTTCTCCCTTATGGCGATTATCTCAAAAGGGGCTTTCAGCCCAGTCGTACCAAGGGTTCAAGGTGCTTTTTTGTTGATCTTTTTTTGCCGAGAAATGCTGTATCCCTTGGGGGAGTAAGGCTCAAGGCACTTTCTATTGGTCGTTATCTTTTTTTATTGTAGCGTTTATGTTTATCTAAGATCATTTTTTTTGAGCAATTGTTACAGTATTTAGATTTATTAGAAGAGGGACTGAACATTTTTCCGCAATTCCCACAAGCCTTAAAATTCCTTAAGTTAATCTTTAAATTTTCCAATATATGTTCGCCAAAGCACTCCCACAAAGTCGATTTGAATTTACTCTTCTTTTTATATAGGTACTTAACTAAAACATCTGTAATAAGTTGCTCATCGTTATGTATTTCCATTAATCTTTGTTTGATAATCTTATAGACGTATAGCTTTTCTCCTGGTTTAATTTCTTCATTATTCATGAGCCACTTTTTGTTTCGGTCAAGACGTTTGTACTCATTGATAACCGTTTCATCAAGTTTCACTTTTTTATTTCGAAGTAAGAAACGGTAATCAAATTTTCCTGCAACTGCGTTAAAGTTGATTCGTTCATTAGGAATAATTGAGTCTAACTTATTTACTGTACTTTCATTAATCGATTCTACGCTATGTTCTTCTTTATCCTTGGCATTGATGAAGAAGTGGGGCACTTTATTTTTTATGTAATCTTTGATTTTCTCATCAACGTGATCAGGGCGGGTGGGCATGAACAAGGTTTTTGCGAACTTTGATACCCTCGGTTTCCCGATATTTATTAGGGAATAGACCATATCATCATCTGTACTAGACAGATGGTCAGCGCTTCATAATAAGGAATTTCACCTTATTATTACTCCATAAAGGATGGTCGTTGCACCTTCATTTACAAGTACTTCTCAGCATGATGTAAACGCTTGGCACAGGGTTTTCATATAATACATTCTACATTCATTTCACATTTTTATAGGTTCTTCCTTGTTTAATTCCATAAACAACATTGGGTTTTATGTTACACATTTTTGCAACATGGGGTGCTGATAACCCTTTTTTAAGAAGTTCTCTTATACAAAATACTTCTTCTGGAGTAAGAGTGCTTTTCTTCTTGCTTTTGTATTTAAGAATAAAGTCGTCCCACCCAGTAACATGAATATGATTCCATACTTTACACTGTAATATTGATTTAACGATGGGGTAGGAAACACGCATTGATTTTGATACTTCAGACATCTTTTCCCCATTAATCAATCGAACTTTTATCTCGTGTGCTTTCGTTTCATTTATTTTTGAGGATTTATTTTTTGACCCTAAATGAGACTGACGCATCTTTAATCTAGATTCTGGCGAATGCCTTTTATTCATTCTCGATTGTAAAAGCTTTTCCTTATGCTGCGGAGAGAGCTTTCTGCCAATTCTCGCCTTACTCATTTTGGCTTTAGTCTCATCACTAAGCTTTCTTCCGATGTTATTAATCCTATTCTTTTCCCCAATAATCTTTTTGGTGGAGTCAGACATCTTACAATTACTCTTGCCCTCTCCGCCGGTGGTCATGTTAAAGCCATTTAAATAGGCACCTAGTTCATTTATGTAGTGAGTTTCTAATTCGTTCATATCTGAGTTTGGATCAACTGTTTGTAAAACATGGAATTGGAAATCGTTTTCTCCATATTTATTCCAATTATTCTGCAAATGTCGATTACAGTGCGAATTGTTTTTCAGCTTCCAAGTGTGATGCCAGTAACGCTTAATAAATTTCATCTTAGTTTTCCCCACATATATTAAGCCGGTGCTTATCTGCTCAATCTTATATATCCCACTCAAATATTTATGCTCATCCTCATTTATAAACTTCACTTTGTCACCCCCTTGTTTTAAATATCATTGTTCAAAATGTAAAATGTATTAATTAGAATTCCCCTGTTAGCACACTCATTAACGATCATTTCCTATCGCTACTTTTCGCTGAATGCACACCCTAGTTTTCTAGGTTCACTGACTTTTCATCCGCATATCGCTATGCGACGCGACTATAAATTTAATCGATAGTAAAGTTATTCTCCATGCATAACCATTTGATCACGTCCAGGTTTATATTGGCACTGTTCCATATTTTAGTGATATTGTTACTGTACTCCCCGATATTGATCCCATAAGCAAGAGTTAGTGCTTCATAGATGTTTCTGCTATTAATCTCTTGTTTCTGGGCTACAGACATTTCATAATACAAAGGAACGATGTTCTCCATATTACGCTTGGCAATATTGACGATTAGCTCATCAGAAATAATTAAGGCCTTATCCCCGTCATTGTCAAACTGCAGCAGCTTCGATATAGGATCATGAATGCTGGTATAAACACCTGGGGTAATAAACCACTTTTCATATTCCTCATCTTTTTTGTTCCACCTAACTCCATGCTCTCTGTATAGGTGAGGAGAGCGGAGGATATCAATATACCCTTCATCATATAAAGAACAATGGACATCGCTTCCGGTGAGGAGTCCTTTCGGATTCTCAATTCCAAGAAACAATCTTTCACAAAAAGCATATAGATCAGGACATAAATATGTATACCTAGCATCACTGACAAGTAATTTTCCTGATTTGGCATCCTTAATCATACTCTTCTTCTTATTCTTAATGATTTCTTTGGTATGGTCATCATTTAGCAGCTCAGGATATATTAGTAGAGCTTCTTGAAGGCTTGTCTTATGTTTATTTTTCTCGGTAGCCCCTAAAACTTTCATCATTGTTTCTTTATCAGTGCCTAATTGAGTAATCTCACTAACAGTCTTTGAGCTGATTTGTTTCAATTCCTCATCTGTGATATCAGTGAGTGTTTGTAGCATCTGGTAAGTCAGTTTTCCCTCAACAGATGGATCTTCTTCATTTAATTTAGCTCCTAAACATCCATACTTTTTAAATTTATAGCGATAATCATCCCAAGAATCATAGTACTTCCACATCTTAAACTGGCTTTTCGTAAAAATTATTTGGATATCATCTTTAATAATGTCCCATTCTTTACCGTAGACGTCTTTAACTATAAATGAACTGTGTTTTTCAGCAAACTTTCTAAAGTCAAATGGAACAAGTAGACCCTTAACCCAAGGTAATCTGACCATAAAGCTTTTCTGACTCAAACTAGGGAGCATCATTCCACAACCATCTGTATGTTCTATAGGAATATCCATAATCTTACGTGTGATTTCATATGTATCCCGGTCAATATAATCAACTAGGCTGGAAACATTTGTTTCTAAGTCATTTACGACAATTGCTTTATCAATATCAATTTCCCATGGACTGCTGGCGCTATTCGATAAGGCCATGTAGCTATTCCATTTGTTTATGCTGCTTCCACCTTGAGCATTGATTTGCTCCACACTAAGGCCACAAGTTAAAGCATTTTGATACTTATCTAAGGTGCTTTGCTTGATAAAACAAGATTTTTTGGTTCGAATTTGACCGGCACTGCTAGTGAAATAAACGTATTTCTCATTGTTATGTATGAATCCTTTATCAATAATGTCCCTTAAAATTTGAAAGTGATAAGTTTGGACAACCATGATCTCTTCAGAGAGAGAGTTTTCTTTGATTCCCAGCGTTCGAGTTAAGACTGAATCAAATAATGAAATCACATTATTATCTTTCAGAGAATCTGTTCTAAGTGTTCTTATTTGAATATGATCGTTAAAGGCGTTATAAAGCTTTTCTTTTAAGGAAATAATCCTTTGCGTTATGTACTTCTTATGTTTTTTATCAACATGTTCAAGTTTTTTGAGATGATCTCTGTACCTGTATGATTTTAAAATCTTGTTATGTAATTTGTTTTCTTGATCATTATAAAAAGCAGAAGTATCAATACTGTAAATATGTACTTGCTTATTTAGACCGTATTTTTTTCCTTTCAATAAATTCTCCCCTTATTACTTTTATACATATTTTTTGATTTAATAATCGCTTTTTAGATACTTATATACAAGTTTTTTGAATGCATAGCTCTTTTTATCGATTGTTCCAAATAGTTTATAGTCCTCATAAAGAGTGGTTTCTTCTTGTGAAGCAGTTCCATCGATAATAGTAGTCTCCAAAAATTCAATTAAATCCCTAGACATGTACGTTACTTTCTCTGAATCCTTTTGCATTATCTCACCTCCTCGCTTATGGATTTATTATATACATATTATTTGTATTTGTCTATTGTTTTTTCACTAGTGTGTTAACAGCTCCAGGTAATTGAGGTGTATTCTGAGGCATATGGAGATGGAGTGATTATCGTAATCTAAAAACATGCCTATCGTAAAAATATTTAAAGAGCTTAAAAATCCAGTAAACATAAGGGTATTTGCTGTATCGAATGGTGATTAGGGGACAAACGATCGTAAAACATAAGTGAGAGTAGGGGAAAGTGGTTGCTTTATCTAAAAATTGAAGAAATCGAGTAAATTTGAAGAGGGGAAAATGTTGATATTTAAGGTTTTTACGATAGCGATTACGATGTGAAAAAGGGTGATTTTGAGGTGGAATTATGAAAATGAAATTTTGGATAGGGTGTGGAAATGGAAGTGCTATGGGTACATTCGTTCCCTTAATTTTACCATTAGATGTAAATATACCCCCATATATTGGTATTGTAATACGTGTATAAGGAACATTATACGTGTATTTAATGACTTGGGGAGGTCTGCACTGGTGCTAACATAATTCCAGGCCAAACACAAGAATTAATTTTAAAAAAATTAAATTGGTTAGCAATATAAAAATGAATAACCATTCATGAAAGATAATCGTATTTATAACGAATCCGAGGGAATCGAAGACATATTTATTTTATCCTAATCACTATACATAACCATATCTTACCCAATCATATATCCTACACTAATCTAATCACTCTACACTAACCTCATCCGATTCCCACATCATATATACACAACACTCATCATCATCATCCAATCTAATCACAATCACACGCTATCAGAACCAATATAACACGTCTCTAAGCATCCTTAATCAATTCCCAATCCAATTACATTCTTGTTCATTCAAACAGCACACAAGGCATCTCAATACCATCCATCAACACACAAATATCTCACTACGAATATAAAAAATATGTATATAAAAATCACTAATTATGTTATAATAGAGTCATAGGAAAGGAGGTGTACATAGTGCTTGAGAAAGTGGGTATCATAGTTGCTTTCCTCATATCTTTAACGGTTCTTACAATCAACAGTCTAACAATAGTTGAGAAGATAAGAAACCTAAAGAATGGGACAAGCAAAAAGAAAAAGCGTATACGCAAGCGGCTCCGACCAAAGAGACAACGCCAACGTATACGCCGATGAGAGCTAAGCTAAAGGGGAATGAACTTCTCCTTTAGTTCTACCCATATTATAACATGATCAAGCACATTGTAAACATGAAACGATTCTCGCTACGGTTTACCCATGTCACATTCATTGGCTTATTCTTAATGTTTCAACTCATTAAGGATTACTTCAGCAGCGAAGCACAAACACTAATCAATATAATATTCATAGTCACATGTATCATTGCCATATTGTTGTGGATCATCTATTTTGTATTCCTTAAACTAAGAAACAAGTCACACTAATCTTATAGGCCTCATGGTATAATTAAATCATTGAGGTGAGATGATTGGAGAAAAAATTCCTGGATGCTATTCAGCAGCTAACAAAGGAATTGGAAATGCTCAAGAAAGATATTGACTCCATCAAAGAAGCAACTGTCAGAATTGATAAAGACCTTTTAGAGTACAGAGAAGAGATAAGCAAAGTAAAACAAGATGATTCAGTATTAATCATGCAGCAACACAAGGATAATTAAATATGCGTTATAAATAAGGGAGCGGTAAGGCAATTATCGTTCCTTATTTTTCGATACAAAATTAAAATATAAGGAGGATATATGGAGAAGGTTAAAGTAATTGATTCTATTATGGGATCTGGTAAAACAACTTATATCATTAAGATGATGAATGAGGCACCAAAGAATGAGCATTTTATCTTTATCACACCATATCTTGATGAGGTAACAAGAATAAAGAGGTCATGTACGAATAGAAAGTTTTACGAACCAAAAATACATAGTGAGGAAGGGGAAACGCTTTATAAACTGGATTCGTTACATAAACATTTAGCAGATAACAATGACATTGTAACAACTCATGCTTTATTCAGTATGGCTAATGAAACAACTAAAGAATTGATTTACTCAGGCAATTATACTCTTATCCTGGATGAAACTATGGAAGTGGTTAAGAAATTAAATATATCCAAGGATGATCTGGATATGCTGTTCCAAAATGAATGGATTAAGAACAATAATGGCACAATCATTTGGAATGATGAACAAGAAAGAAACCTTAATAGGGAATATAAAGGAGAGTTCCAAACACTTAAACATTTGGCCAAGAGTAAAAACTTAATATTGCATAATGAGTCTGTATTGTTTTGGCAGTTTCCTGCAGACATCTTTGCCCAATTTAAACAGGTCTATAATCTTACATATTTGTTTGATGCTCAGATTCAGAAATATTATTATGACATTAACGGAATAGAATATGAACTTTATGCAGTAGTCAAAGACAATGACAGTTATAAATTAATGCAGCACAGTAGGCAATTCGACAAAGCAAAGAAGGATGTCCTAAGACATAAAATTAAAATATATGAAGGTGACTTGAATAAAATTGGTGATGATTATTATGCATTATCAAAAAACTGGTTTGAAAAACGTTCAGTGTTACATAAACGGCTTAAGAATAATATTCTGAATTACTACCAGAATATACTTAAATCAAAGTCTAAGGATAATCTTTGGACAACTTTTAAATCACATAAAAGTAAACTAAGTGGGAAAGGTTATACGAAAGGCTTTTTAGCCTGTAACATCAAAGCAACAAACGAATACAGTCATAAAAAATCCTTGGTTTATTCAATAAACAGATTCGTTAATCCTGCAATTGATGATTATTTTAGATCTAAGGGAATAATCATTAACGAAGACAATTTTGCTCTATCTGAGATGATTCAATGGATTTGGAGATCAGCTATAAGAAATGGACAGGATATTAATATATATGTCCCATCATCACGAATGAGAAAGCTGTTAATAGATTGGTTAGAGAACGAGAGATAAGAATAGCGTATGAAAAAAAAAGCAATAAATTGTTTTTGAAACCCTTGATACATAAGGGTTTTATAGGGGTCTCTCGTAGAAGAAAAGAAGTAAATAAATTAAATAATAAAATAAGAGAATGGGGGTGCTGCTAATTGTTCAAAACGGTTCGTTCCTCACCTGAACAATTTTTGCTCACACCACCCCCAAACCCCCTCATGAGCGATTAATATTTAAACACTATATCAAATACAAAAAATACGTATTAAAGTATTGATTATTATTGATTATCAAGATATAATATAATTAATAAATGCAAAAAATATGTATAAAATTAATTAAAGACTGGAGAGGTTGAAAATGACAGCTGTTTTAAGAATTAATGAAGAGTTAAACGGAATTGAACTTTATTTTGATAGTAAACCAGAACAAGAGGTATTAACTCATCTTAAATCAAACGGTTTTCGATTCTCTGGATTCAAAAAATGCTGGTGGAACAAACGGACAGAAAAATCAATGCAGGTCGCTAATGACATTACCAAACAAAAAAATACATCGTCTAACACAATCACTAACACCAGCAGGAGAGATAAGGGTGTGAAAATGAGTCTGTGGGATGCAACGAAATGGAATGAGTTCGAGGTTAACAAGGAACTGGAAGTTAAAGAAATGGCAAAGGAAATAAGAAAGCATGTAAGACAACGTTTCCCACAATGTAAATTCTCTGTTACTACTGGGGGAAGCTATTTACATAGCACTATTAACATAAAAATCAAATCAAGTCCTTATGAAAAAGGCTCAGATTATTTGACTGCAATCTATGATTATTGCAACAGTCTTTTAAACAATTATCGCCATTGCTACAGCCCAGCAGATCCGTACACTGATTACGCAGGTAGTTACAACTTTTATGGTCATGTTTCATTAGACTGGGAATACAAGGAAACAGAACAGACGGAGGAAATTAAAGAAGAAATGGCACTGTTTGATTCAAAGATGGAAGAATTTCAAGAAGCCGAGAAAGAGAAAAAAGAAAAAGAATTTCAGGAATATTTAAAAGAGCAAGAGCTCAAAAATGCTGAATATAAGAGACAGCAACAAGAAGAAAAGAAACAAATTGAAAATATCTATAGCAACATTGTAGTAAAACAATTGAACGAAGAACAACAGTATTTTGTTATTGATTCACAGTTCGCAAACTTAAATAAAAATAGCACACTTGATCAGTATAAAGATGAGGTTACCAAAGGAGATTTTACTCTCGAAAATGTAAAAATTACAAAAGAAGTGCATTTTAATACCGAAGAAGCTCTAAACAACTTCTCTAACATGCTACTAAATGAATTTGATTTCTTAGCTGAAACAGGTGGGAGCTTTACGGAAGACCATAGAATCAATTCAATGATTGACTATTACAATATGGACGATCTAGAAAAGAGAACGGTTCAATGGAATTTGTACGGTGTAGGTGTGTACTACAATGGCAAATTAAAATTTATTGTAGATGCTCAAGGCTACTCTTATGCAAGATATGTCGGTTTAGTGGATAATGCAAAAATTAAAAAGTCGATTTCTCATAAGCAAGCGTTAAATGAAGGAGAAGTACAGGAGTTAAAATATCAAGCAGATAAGTTAGAAGACATTTCAACTTCGGTCATTGAAGAATTGAATATGTTTGAGACTTGGAAAAAGGAAGACTGGAACAAATATAAAGCTTCATTAAAAGAAAAGCTAAGGTTAAATAATTTCAGGTTGAATAAAAATATTATCCAGCAAGTAGAAATTGAAGAATTGAAAAATTCTTTATACAGAATCCTCCATGAAGTTGACAGCATTCAAGAACAATTTAAAAATGCTGATCTTGAAAAAGGTGAAAAATATACTCTGTTTTACATATCTGATTTTGGATCTTTAATTACTGAAAGAATAACCTATGACAGTTACAGCCCAACTAAATATGCCCAATATGATAATGCAGTCAAGTTGACATACCAGCCTGAAAATAAAAGAAAATTATATTACCGTCACTTCTATTCAGAATTATTGATATTCAAAGGGTGGCACTCGATGCCCGAAACAGTATTGAATAATGTAGGGGTTAAACCAGATGGAATGAAAATAATTCATAGTAAGTACCACTCTTGTGACAAAAGACAATTTGATGAGGTTTTAGGTTACTTAAATAAAAAAAGCTTCAAACCTTTAATCAATACTTATAAGCCTAGTCTATAAAGAGGGGATGGGTAAACTTCTCATTCCCTCACAAAAGGGGAAATTAAAATGTTTAAAGATAATCCGGATTTTTATCCAACACCAACGCAATTAATTAGAAAAATGACATCAAGAATAGAATGGAAGCATATTAACTCCGTTCTGGAGCCGTCAGCAGGTAAAGGAAACTTAGTAGAAGCTATTCACAATCAATTTAAATACACTAAGAACTATAGACGGAATTCGAAATATGATATTGATACAATTGAACAAGATGAAAACTTACGGCACATACTCAAAGGCAAAGATTACAGAGTGATAGCAGATGATTTTCTGACGTTTAACACATACAAGAGGTACGATTTGATTTTTATGAATCCACCTTTCAGCAGCGGTGTTAAACACTTATTAAAGGCGATTGAATTAATTGAGAAGCAACAAAGATCTGGCCAAATTGTTTGCCTATTGAATGCCGAGACATTAAAAAATCCTTATTCTAAAGACAGGAAATTTCTTATCCGTAAACTAGAAGAAATAAATGCAGAAGTTGAATACATTCAAAATGCTTTCCAGGGTTCAGAGCGAAGTACAGAAGTTGAAACAGCGTTAATATACATAAACATAGAAAAGCAAGAATATAGCAGCGTTCTAATGGAAGAATTGAAAAAAGATGAGTCTCATAGAATTAATGAGGATTATAAAGCAACACAGTTGGTGAATGCAGACTTTATAAAAGGAATTGTAGAACAATTCAACTATGAAATCAAAGCGGGTTTAAAATTAATCAATGAATACAACAGTTTGAAACCCTTAATGCTGCATAGATTCAATGATGACAGTGCTCCAATATTGAAGCTGCATATTGATAAGAATACCGAAGAAAATGATATAGAGAATGCATATATAAAACAAATTAGGGCTAAGTATTGGAATACGTTATTTAATAATGATCAGTTTATGGGGCTCTTTACAAGCAACCTGAAACAAAAGTACTTGCAGCACGTTGAGGAATTAAAAGATTATGACTTTTCTTTGTTCAATATCTATACATTGAGAATTCAGATGAGCAAAGAGATGACGCAGGGCGTAGAAGATACAATACTTAATCTTTTTGAAGAATTTAGCCACAAGCATTACTATGATGAATCATCAAAAAATGTGCACTTATATAATGGGTGGAAAACAAATAAATCGTACAAGATTAACAAAAAAGTGATTATCCCATTGAACGTTTATAGCTGGCTAGATGGTCGGTATAATCCAACAGACTATAAGGTCTTAGAAAAGTTGAAAGATATCGAAAAAGTTTTCAATTATCTTGACAATGGATTGACAGAAGACATAAATATTGATGAAGCTTTAAAATTAGCTGAGTATTACGGGGAGACGAAAAAAATAGAGTTAAAGTACTTCTATGTAACTTTCTATAAAAAAGGGACATGTCACATCGAGTTTAAAGATGAGGAAATACTTAAGAAGTTTAATATTTTTGGCAGCCAAAAGAAAAATTGGCTTCCTCCATCATATGGGAAGGTTAAGTATCAAGATATGACTACAGAAGAAAAAGATGTGATAAATGATTTTGAGGGCGAGCAATCATATAACAATACAATAAAAAATATTTCTTATTATGTCATCGACCCATCAAAAATTTTGATGCTCACATCATAACACATAATGGGGTTTTAACATTAAGCGTATAGTACATATACATCGAGTAGTTAAAAACGGCAAGGAATCTTTAATCTATTGATTAATACTAAAAATATAAATGCAAAAAATATGTATAAAAAACATTGATCATTATAAGTGATCAGGTTATAATACAATTATCAAATACAAAAAATATGTACATAAACAGGAGGCGGTTAAAATGAATGCACAACTTTTTAATCTGGAGTCTAGACTTGATGAATTGGAAAATGAAATTAATACACAATACTGTGAGTTAGATACTAATCTTGATGCTCTTAAATTCAATCGTATTGAGCTGGAATCACAGCTTGAAAAATTTGAGTTTAGTCTTACAAATAGATTACAAGGAAGCATTTCAAATAACTGCCGAAATGACCTGTTTAATCTAGGATACACGCATTCACAAGTTGATTGCATGTCTGACGAAGAAGTTTACGCTGCACTCGATAAAATTGATGAAGAAATTCATAATACTGATCAAGATTATTCTACGGGATTTGAATATCTTGAAAAACAAATCATTGAGATGAAGAGGGACTATTTCATTGATCGAAAAGAAAGAGGACTAGGGAATTTCGATGAGGCATGGGAAGGAGAAATCCTTGATTTAGAATATGAGTACACGGTTCTTTGTTTAGAAAAGGGGTTAGAACCACTCAATCATGTTATTACCTGGGAAGGATAGGATTTAGCTTTAACAAGTGATTATGCCGTTTTAAATGAGTCGCAATAGTTCAAAGCAGCGATTCTTTTCTTGAATAAAGAATGTTGAGCTTCAGATATATATCAAAATAAAATGCATATTTTAAACAGAACGAGGAGATTGAAATGAAAGAGAATGATATGACGAAAGAAAATAGGAACCTAGTTATACTTGAAGCAGAAAGAGAACAGGCTAAAATGCGATTAGAGAATGAAATTTCAAGCATTCGTAACATGTTAGATAATTTAGAATCAAAGTTAAAAAACAATCAGCAATTATATATATCGGATGGCTTGCAAGGGAATGGCAGTAATATTGACAAACATCTCGCACAATTAGCAACCTATGATAGAGCGATTGAACTTTTCAATAGACAATTTTCTAAGGATGAATAAAACAGTAATTTAAACAGAATGGAGAAGGTTGAAATGGGAAAAAGATTTGTAGAAAAGCTGGAATCGTATGAAAGAAAAGCATATGAAGGACAGTGTGGAGAAAATTGGCTCACAGAATTAGGCGAAAACGTAACGATCTATATTCGAGAATGTGCGAGAAATAATACACGAGCAACAATTGGAGGGCTTGAAAAGCACATTGATGAAGTAGCTAAAAGGTACTTGGACTCTAAATAAAACAACAATTTTATACATACAGGAGGGAGTAGAGTGAGATTGAAAAACGCCAAATATAAAGTCATTAATGATATAAAAGAAGGTTGGGAGACATCCGCAAAAGTAGGTGATGTTTTAACAGTATCTTCATGGTGTGGTTTCTTAACTTTAATGAAAAATGACAAAGCTGTCTGTGATATAGATTCTGAATATGCCCGAAAAAATTGTGAAGAGATTAAAGAGGGTGCGGAGTGATGCATGTTCCTGAGATATTAAGAAAGCCATTATAAATAGTTCTTTTAATTATAAGCAGGCAGTAGAGGAAGCGAATAAAATTCGTAACTGGTTGGAATCAAATGAAATAAACAGTGATTTCATGAAAGAATATTTTAGTGAGTGTATAGAAAATGGGATAGATAATTGGCGAGATTTTCTGGAACATCTTGAAACTCATTCAAAAGATCAAATGTATGACGGTACGGATGATTAAGGAGGCATTAAACAATGGCTAAATGTAATGTTTGTGGTAATGAACGTTTTTTCTACCTAGAAGTATCGGTGGCGGCTAAACAACTTATCGACACAACAGGTGGAGCGAGAAACGGAAAAATATATGATGTGGATTATTCAGATGCAGGGATAGACAATATCTTCAATGAAGGTAGTTATATTTGTAAAAAATGTGACTCTAAAGATGTTTATCATGAGGATGGCGAAGGAGATTATAGGCTCTACAATCGAGATCGTGAGGAGAATTAGATGGAGATTGAATTAAAGAAAGTAAATGGTGTATTGAATAGCGTCTCACTTGAACTTTTGGAAGGTTCAAAAGAAAAAGAAAAAGATTCAGAAGTAATCGCAGTTCACCAGTCTTTATTAAAAGAAAGCCTTCCTTTTGGATATTTTGATTAGTGTCAAAACAGCAGTTTTAATTAGATTTTCGAAACGACTCTTTATCATCGTAAATAAAAAATGTAAAATTTACCTATAGGCTTGAATTGTCAATGATATTTTGACATTCACTTGCTTGGGGGGGAAGAGATTTGAAAAGCAAACTTGAAAAATTACTGCTTGAAAAAGGTGTATTGGAATCTCATATTAAGGAAATGAAGGAAACTGCAAATATAAGTGAGTATCCATATGAATTGTATTATGATGTAATCGAAGAGAGCGAAAAACTATATAGGGATGTTCCACTAAATAAAATTAAGAGTTTAGGGTTCAGGGGAACCAGTGGTGTATCTTGGTTTGATCACGCATGTTATAACGGTACAGATAATATTGACATTGGCCGATGTGAAAAAGCTTTTGAATACTTAAAAAAACAAAGTCTAGAAGAATTTCACACTTATTATCAACACTCACCAGTGAAATTGGTTCATTATGAAGATGATGACTTTTATGCTGTTTACGGTGATGGAACACACCGTACAATTTGGGCCAAGATAACAGGAGCTCCAACAATTTATGCTCAGGTAACTAGAGCAAGAAAGAATCCTTCCTTATATAAATCATACTTAAGATTTAAAGAATTAGAATCACAGATTAATAGGTATTTTAAGGAGAATGACCTTAGCTGGGGAGTTAAAAAAAGTCAATACTATTCAGAAATCCTTTACAAAGGTATGCCAGTAGCACTCTATTCTATAGATCCGCCTTACTCATTTAAGCGATCTTCCTACAGTCTCAATGATCAAAAGTTGGATACATGGAATAACGAATTAAATGAATTTATGAGTGAGTTTGAAGAAAGTTTACGCTATAGGAAAATCTTTTGCAATGTTATGAAGATTACGCCCGGAAAATTAGAGCACAAACTTTTTTCTTTTATTGAAAAGATAAGTGAAAGTTGGTCTGCAGCTAATGGAAAGGCAAGAATTATAAAACAAGGATTCGATATGTATTGTATCGATAAACAAATCATTTAAGTTACTTTAAAATATGTACAACAGTATGAGGGATGACGAAGAAACTTAAGGAGAAGTGATGAAAAAGTTAATAATTTTATGTTTGGGTATTATCGGGGTATTTCTTATAGTTCAGTGTAGTAAATTTAACAACAATACAGAAGTTTATGTGGATACTCAATTAGAGGGAAATCACGATGATGAAAATGAAAGAAAAAGTTATTATGACAATGATTCAAGTCAAGAAAGTGAAGCGCTTAATGACAAATATTTAAGCCGAGAAGAGAATAAGGAATATGACATTTACGCATATGATTTAACAACTAGGGAAATTCAATCACGTAATGGACAAGACGAATATGTTTATAGAGGCAACGTGATCTCTAGTAGTCAAGCCGAAAGCTATGGTTATCACACAACACCAATTACTAAGGAAGTAGCTAAATCAATTAAATTTTGGAGGAACGATGTAGATTTTGTTCCTAAAAAGGGTGAGATTGTTCTGGTGAAATTTCCTAAGGGTAATTATAAAACCTATATTGATATAGAGCTTATGTATAAGCCAACAGGAAAACCTAATGGAGAATGGAATTGGTGAATAATTGCATATAAGCATACGGGCTAAGACTTAGTTCCTTTTTATATTTAATTCAAAATCTTAAAACAAAAGTAACCAAAGGTGAGGACTATTGATTAAATCAAATTTAACCAATATTAGACGAAAGAAAGATCAGTATCCGAAAGCTATCCAGAGATATTGATCATGAGTATCCGACCGTCAGAAAGCTTTATAAACGACGAAATGGAGCGGTATCCTAGAGAGCTGTTGGATAAGGTATGTACATACCTAAACATCGAGCTGCAGGAATTGCTGATATTCGAAAAAGGTCATAACCGTATCGAACACTCAGGATGAAAATGGCATACTAAAGTTATAAGGTTAGGAAAGAATTACAAGTTTTCTAGGTCTACATAAAATCGTACTTTTAAGTAGAATATGATTCAAAAAATGGAGGTATTAAGATGTCATACGTTTTAACATTTGGTGAAGGTGAGTATTTAGAGACTTATGTAAAAGGAGCTACAGAATTTTCTTCTACTTATATAAAGGCAGATGCACTAGTCTTTTTCAATAAAGCTGAAGCGAACCGTGCAGCAGAAGCTATAGGATGCTGCAGTGTGGAAATACGATAAAATCATTCTTTTATGCCGATGTGGAGGGTGAGATATGGAGAAAGATTTGATAGAGAGATTAAAAAAACTTAGAAGAGATTTAGAAGAACATGATGAAATTGGCAATCAGACAAAAATTGATGCTTACAAATTATATGATGATTTGGGGAATAAACCGAACTACAGAAATTCCTCTAGTGAAATTAAGGTAAAAGTTTCTAACGATTGTCCTATAGAAGAAATAAATCAGGAATTTTTCACTTCTAGGAACAGGATAAATTTTATGTTAGATTGGGCATTGGAAGTATCTCCTGTTTTGAGTTTGTTACAAAATAAAGGGAATCTTCCGCTTGACCGAACTAATGATGATTTTTTAGAATTCATGGAATTACTTTTAGATGACTATGTAGAGGAATTGAAGCAATTACCTGGGGAAAAAATAATAAGCCCAGATGAAATAATTTTTATAAGTTCATTAAATGATTTAATCATTAAAGCTATTAAAGAATATTTGTCGGGGGATCCAGCTTTAGCTTTTAATCATATTGATTCAGCACTAAACAAATTGGACGCTAATTATAATATCAGTGAATTACTGGCATCTGATATTGACGATAACCTTAGAAAAGCATTATTTAAAATGAGAATAGGAGATAACAAAGTCTACACAAGTAATGATATGTTTCATATACCGTTCGAAAAACGAGGGATGGTGAAAACAAACCGCTATAGTATCCCTGGTTTACCGTGTGTCTATTTAGGGAGCTCAACATTAATATGCTGGGAAGAAATGGGAAGACCGAATTTAAGTTCTATTCAAACCTCTCTTTATATTCCCCAGTCAAATTTGATATTTTTTGATATATCTGAACCACCGCATACTTTTTGTGATGTTCAAAAATTTCTATTCGACATGACTTATAATACGGATAATAAAGAAAAATTTAATCATTTCTCTAAGTATTTAGTTTTATGGCCGTTAATTGCTTCGTGTTCAATTCGCGTTAAAAACTCTTCTGATCCATTTAAACCCGAATATATTATCCCGCAACTACTTTTACAGTGGGTTAGAAGATCATCATTATTTGATGGAATTTGCTACTTTTCAACAAAAATAAATGATTACAATTCAGAGAATATTGCATATTTCAGGAATTATGCTCTTCCAGTGAAAGACTTAAAAGCATCGGGTTATTGTGAGGAATTACGAAGGAAATTTGAATTGATTTCTGAAGGTGTGCCCTGGCAATTTTTTGAGTTATATAAAGGTACACTAAATAGAACCGAATCAAAAGAAACCATGGTTCACGCTAACATTGAATTGGTTAAAGGGATAAAGATTGATTATGAAAATACTGATTTTTATCAATTGGAAAGGATGCTCCTTACTAGCTATATAGAGCAAAAGAAGAAAGAGCATTAACCTAAATGCTCTTTTTCATCCCACAACGCCGGCATTCACGCAAGAATATTCCACTCTTCACAGAGCTTTTGAACAAAGTGTAATCACAATTGTCGCAGCGGCCGTATTTTACATCAGGAGATTCTTTATAATCGTAAACGATTGAAGTATCATACCCGTTTGTTTCGTATTTCTCTTCCACAAGATCACCTACATAATTTATTCAACCTACTCAAGAATACCAAATTTCGTTCGATATAGGGAGGGAACAAATGATTGGATTAGCTTATTTTTTAATTATCTGGCTTGGAGTTGGATTATTGACCGGCATTAAGTTTATTTTTGTTGATCAGGTCTATGATGAGGAGTTTAAAGAACTCATGGATAAAGAAACAGCAGCGGGCATGGAAAGGAATTTGGCCAGCCTGTTTTTCAAAAATAAGCTTAATGTGATTGCTTTTTTTATGTTAATTGGTTTACTGCCATTGGCAATGAGGATTACAAAATTATTTAAAAGAGGTTGATTTATGCCTTTGATTGATTATTTTTATGTACTGCAGTTTGAAAATAAGGAATACTTCAAATCATTTAATTTAGATGAGGTCGGTTATTTAACATCTAGCGACCTCCACGGCGCTTCTAAATTGCATAATATGTTAGAAGTCATTGAGGTTGCAAGTGAGCTCAAAACAATGTGTAATGTCCAATGTGAAGTAAGGGAAATTCAAGTCGTAAAACGGTAGGGGTGTTCAGGTGTATTGGATAGAGTGGATGGAAGACGGGAAAAAGAAAAGCATTGTTGCCGAAGGTTGGATTGAATGGGCTGCCATACTTGAAGACTTGTATCAGAAGCGGTTTGAGTGTGTTGAATGGAAGCGGCTTTGAAAAGGGGTGAAATGCCATTAAAAATTTAGTTTTATTGTCCAGCTTTTTAGGGATTGTGCTATCAATTATAGGGCAATTATTTGGAGCCCTAACAGATTTCTTTATTCCAGGTATTGCAAGGCTTATGGGGGTTTTAGCTGGGCTCCTAGTATTACTTTGCTTGAAGTCAAGAAACACAGAAATGCAGACATTTATAGTGAGCTCAAGTACTGCATTAGGAATAATAGGTGCAGGTGTTTTATATCTTCCAGCAGCTATTTTCAATATCTTAATTGGGTTCAAAATAAACAAAAAGTTAAAAGAAGAAAACAATAAAAAGCAGATCTGAATAGACTGCTTTTTGTTTAGTGTGACCATGGAAAATTGTAGTATAATAGTAATGAAATAATCATTTTATTTAGACATTATTTCTTAAAGGAGTAAGCTTATGGATTTACTTAATTGGACTTACATTATATCTACAATTATAGGAGCTGCTGGGTTCATTAGTTTATTGTGGTTCTCTTATTTTAATGATAAAGGTGAAATATAAAGCAGAGCATTGGGTTAATCTGTATATTGATTATGATGATCCAAAGCTAAAAAGTAAGGGGGGATTAATGATGACAGAAGACTTTTATTGCGATGAAGTATTAAGCGGAAAAACAAAAGTAAATAAAGTTTTAGAAACCGAGAATGTATTGGCGTATCATCATACAAGACCTTTTTGGCCGGTGCATATTGTTGCTATTCCTAAAAAACATATCTCTTCTTTAATCACTTTGGAAGAAGACGACAACGAACTTTTACTCGAGTTGATGGGTGTGATTAAAAAGGTTGCAGCGAAGGTGACAAAAGAAAGTGGTTCTTGCAGGGTGCTTACAAACTTAGGAGATTATCAGGACTCAAAGCATCTGCATTGGCATATAGCTTCAGGAGATCCGTTGAGATAAAAGAATCCTTTTATAAAAAGAGGAGGTAGTAATTTGAACTTTTCAAAGTATTTTCAAGATGTGGACAGCGCAATTAAGACAGTCAATCTTGGGGTAGGATCATATGTAAAACTTTCTGATGAAATTGCAGTAGTGAGTGAACTATCTCGACCTTATATTAATGCTTATGAGCAAATTGGCAAAATAGTTGATAATCTTACTTTCCCTGATTACAGCTTTCCAAATATACAATTCCCTACTCCTGATTTTAGTAACGTTGAAGAATTGACCAAAAACAATTCTAAATACGGTTGGACTGTAACAGATGAAACTTCTATAGAATTTTATTTTTCAGACAAGCTAATAGGTATGAATCAAAAAGAAATGGATCGAGCATTTGTTGAACACTTAGAAGCAAATGATTATGAAAATTTAAACAGAATAAAGAGTTGTATCATATCAACAATTGAAAAAAATGTAAAGGGATTAATGCTACAGTGTTTTAAATGTTATGAAATGGGTTTATATGCATCTATTATACCTACGTTAATGATATTAATAGAAAGTGAAATAAGTGCTATCGCTAAAAGTAGTAAAATTAACTGGCAGCTTCTTCGTGATTTTAAAAAAGAAAGCCCTAAATTAGATGAAGATTACCTTGCTGCAGTTGCTCTGTATTCTTTAAACAGGTTTTTGAAAAATCAACTATATAAGGATTCTAAGTTTTATGAAAAAAGACCGGCTATTATCAATAGACATTGGGTGTTACACGGAAGAGATGATCCAACTAATTGGACAAAGGCTGATGCTTTACGCTTAATAAATGTATTGGGAACAATTCAAATGTTAAAATCACTTTAAAAGAAAAACTGGAGGATATAAGTATGAACTATCAAGAAGATTTACAGAAATATCTGGAAGTCATCACTGGAAAAAATTTTATTGAGTCAGCTGCTTATATTGAGGCTCAAAAAATGCTAATAATTACTTATTATAAATCATTTGAAGAAGCAGTTGCTTTTGATCAGAATTTAAGTAAAACAAGTTATTTAAATTATTTCACCCAATCTAAAATCGAAAAGCTAATAGTTGAAGAATCTGCACGATTACTTAGAAAATATCCTTTTGTTGAGATAATTGCAATTGATTTAAGTTTCAATGGTGAAAATTATAATGCTCAAGTTACCCGTGAAAAATTTAACTCATTAACAGGAACAGAAATAGAAACTCTTTCATTGGAAAATGGTTCATGGCAAGAGTTTCAGAAAAAGTTCTCTTCAGGAGTGAAAAATGCAAATAGAAATGCTTTATTCAAAGAATTTTTATTAAAATAATTGTTCTATTCTGATTAAATTGGTAGGAAGGGTGTTCACTTTGGATCTTATGTGGATAGGGATTGGTTTGGCTGCATTGGGATACTTTATCAGCGATGGTTTGAAAAACTTCAAAAATCCTAAAGGAAGTTATTCAGACTATCCAACTTTAATTAAGGAGTCGGATCTTCATTATCACCTTGGTTTAAGTAAAGCAGAGGTCAAAGAATTGCTAGAAAAATTCCCTGGTGCTCCAAAAATAGAATTAAAAGGAACAGTCTATTATCCTTACCAGCAATTTTTGCAGTGGATGTCATCGATTGATTATACAAATAGTTAAATTTAAGGAGGATTGTATTATGACTACAGATCATTTAACAATAGAGCGCCTTAAGAATCTGGAAAAAGAAAACGAGGCATTTAAAACCCTTTTGCTTGAATTTATTGGGTACGAAGACGAATGGTTGCTGACTAAACCAGGGTTAAAAAAGAATTACAAAAAAGACTATTTAATTGAACATATCCAATACCAAAGAAAACTTATAAGGGCGCTTTATAACAAGTTAGATGATAAAGCACAAAAAGAACTTAAAATAAAGGTGGAAAGCTGTATTTGGCCAATTATGCACAATGAGGATTAACCCTCATTGTGTCTCGATAAAATAGGAATTTTAAAGAGAATACAAATACAAAAAATATGTATAAAATAATTGACTCGTAATGTGATCTATAGTATTATTAAGTTAACCAATAAAGACAACAAAAAGAAATGAGGGGAAATAATGGAGTTAATAAGGATAGCTATGAAGAAAGACTTGGAAAATGACAACTCTTTAATGAATAAATGGGCAACAGTAGCTGGCCTTAAAAACCCCAATCCTCTTTATGACTTCTTAAACCATGATGGGAAAACATTTAATGAATTTTCTTCAATAGTCAACATTGTTAAGAGTCAGTATCCAGACCGTGAATATGAATTAATGAAAGATTACTGTTTAAACCTAGATGTTAAGACAAAGGCAGCAAGAAGTGCATTGGAGTATGCTGATGCAAATATGTTTTTTGAAATAGAAGATGTTTTAATAGATTCAATGATTTCTTGCAGCAATATGAAAAGTAAAGAATATGGAAAAGTGTATAAAATACATAGAGAACTGTCTAACAGTGTTATTACTGAATTTGAGGCAGTAAAAAGACTCGGCAAATTAAATATAAAAACACCTGAAATGAATTCTTTCTCAAGACTCTTGCTGCTTTATCATTATTTAAGCACTGGTAACTTTTCTCCGATGGCCCAACTTATAAAACAAATTGACCTAAGTGAGATTTCTGAGAACATGTACATTAGAAATACATATCAAACAAGAGTTCATGTTCTAATGTCTAATATAAAGTTAAATGAAAATTCATTAGAGGAGTGCAGAGAGTACTCGAAAAAGGCATTGGAAAGTACAAATATCCTGAGATTTCAGGTTTTCAGCTACTTAACTATTGGCAACTCTCTATTATTTTCGAATTATGAATTGGCTCAAGAAAACTTTTTAAAAGGGCTAAGCGTTTCTGTTCAAAATGAAAATTACAACATGATTTTCCAGCAGGCTTTGTGCTTCTTAAATAATGTATGGCGCAAAGAAAATAAGTGGATTAATTTTGAATCTGATTCAATTATGGATTTGCAGGAGCAAGCCCATTGTTTTATCAACTTTAATGAAAATTCCAAAGCAAAAGAAGTTTTGGATAAACTAGATCTTTTAGTTCACAACGATAATGAGCTTGCAATGCATTATTATTTGAAAGGAAGACTCGAACAAAATAAAGCATGTTTCTATTCTTCAATCGAGTATTTTAAAAAGTCTAATGACAAATTCCTTATTAGGCTGCCACTGTTAGAACTGCAAAAGATGGGTGAAAATCAAAAACTTTTAGAATTACTTTTACTTTAAAGGAGGTGAGACAATGAAAAAACTTATTATGGCTTTAGTTATCTTGGGCGCACTAGGCACTTCTTACATAAGTGCAGATTCTTCAATCCAACAAGCTTCAGGTGATTATGAGGTTGCTGGAATGCCACGTGGAGCATAAAATCCATTGACACATAAAGTTATTAGTATTATTATTTATTTAATTAAATTAAACAGAGAAAAGGAAGACGTTTGGCTCTTTTGAGCTAAGCGTCTTTTGTAGTTTTAAGGCCGTCACTTAAATATTAGGTTTTAATAACATCTAGTGATCAACTTCAAATACATACACCCTAATTAAATGAAATGCATTACAAAGCAGCACATTCGCAAAAAAAAATTGCGTAGAATGTGCTATTTGTCGTTAAAAAAATCTTTACTTCCCTTTTGTAATGCATTACAATTGCTATAGATGCAAAAGACAAAAAATATGTATATAGGAGGTTGGTGGTATGTCCGCAATTAGTTACTTAAAAAACAGTATGACAATACATAAAACTATTTACCAAAAGAAAGTTGAAAGCTTAGTTAAAAATGATTTGTTTTTTCATGAAAAAAGCATTGAAAAGTCAAAAATAATGAAGAATGAAAATGTTCGAAAACAACTAACTAAAGGATACATGAAATTGCTAAGCGAATACAAGGAGGATTAATGATGCATGTTGTAGAACTTAGATCTACAAATCATAAAGATATTGATGCCGATTTTGTTTTAAATGCTAAACAAACTTACATAGAGAGTGTACTAAACATTAGGAAAATCATTGTTAATGCAAAAACTGAAGATGATCTACATGGTGCAAAAATAGAGATAGCAGCATTATTAAAAGATCTAAATAGAGTATTATTAGGTGGAGATGGATTAAAAAGAAGCATTGAAAATAATCCGCATTTTAGATCCCTAATACATTTTGTGAAGAATTTAAAACGACACATTGCAATTGAATTTGAAGAGTTTATTTATCAACCATAACATATACGCACTGCAGTCTATAGTATACATAAAAAGTAGGAGGTTGACATGTCAGAGCGAATAAAACAGCTATTGGTCAAACGTGGCATCACAATAGAGGAATTGTCGAGGGAGACAATGATTGATATTCAGAAATTAAACAAAATCATTGAAATGCCAGATGAATCAGATGTTACAACCATAAAGCTTATCGCTCTGGTATTGAATGTCTCTATTGATGAGTTATTGGATGAGAAAGGAGGAGAAGATAATGCAAAATAAAGTTAAACAATTAAAAAATTATGCGGTTTACGATGATATCGAGGGCTTTTTAATCAATAAAGATATAAGAAGTAGCTCAGGGAATTCTAACTATATGATGCCTTCATCAACTAGAAGGGTGTCGAACACCAGAAAGAATTATGAAGGGGATATTAAGCAGTTCTTTAGTGTGATTAAAGGTAAAGATGTCAAAAGTTTAGTTCCCGATGATTTAGTTGTAAGTAAAAGCGAATTAAGCAACTATGTGAAGTATCTTCAGGAAAAGGGATTAGTTAATAATAGTATTAACAGAAAAATGACCTCCCTGAAGATGCTCTATACATATTTGGAGCATGATTATAAGGACTATATTGACTTGTCGGTGTTTAATACTGTCGAAAGGCTTAAAACAGTAACTAAAAACTGGGATAAAACAACCCAGACAGAAGCCGAAAGAATCGCTCAGGATATGTATATAAATGAAAGACAGAAACCTTTAATGAAAAAGCTGTTTGTTAAATTCGCCATCAGAACTTCTTTTCGTGTAAGTGCGATTTTGCGAGTAAGATGGAAAGACATACAGCTTGATGAAAGTACAGGCCATTATATAGTAACAGTTATTGATAAAGGATCTCAGGTTGTGTCTACAGGCATTAACCAGGTATTTTATGAGGAATTGTTGCAGCTGAAGGAAGAGGATGACAGCGAAACTGAATTGGTTTTTCAGGGGCTTTCGGAACAATCTTTACGACACTCCTTAAAAAGGTCGAAAAAAAGGTTAGGAATACCTCCTGAAAGAGAATTAGTCTTACACTCATTTAAGGGTGTAGGAATTGACTATGTCTATGAGAATTCTGGTCACGATTTACTTGCAGCAAAAGAACAAGGAAATCATAAAAACACATTAACAACAGAGAGATATATGAGCAGAAAGATTGACATAGCGAACTCTGCTGGTGTAACAATGGATGAAAAAATCGATTTAAATCCACTATATGAAGCAACCCAAGAGGATTTTATTAGTTTTTTTGAAAACGCTGATCTTGTTACATTAAAAAAGTTTATAAAGCATGTAAATGAGCGATAATCATTTTTTCGGTATATTACTCAGTTCAAATGATAATTCTTCTTGATTAACCAGATTGCCTTTGGTAACTTTAAATTTAGCAACATGACATGAGGTGAAAGGCTATATGACAGTGATCTTTGATCAGTCTGCAAATGAGAAACTGCTTTCAGAAATGAAAGATGCTATCTCGAAAAATAAACACATAAGATCTTTTATTAACGATATTCAATTAGAGATGGCTAAAAATAAAATTACTCCAGGGACAACACAAAAGTTAATTTATGATATAGAAAATCCAGAAGTCGAAATTTCTAAAGAATATATGTACTTTTTAGCCAAGTCCCTATACTCAGTTCTTGAAAGTGAAAGGTTTAATCCACGAAATTACTTCACAGAAACGGATATGAGAGAAATTGAAACGTTATGGGAAGGATCTGTGGAGGAAGATATAAAATTTCCGTATACATTCAAACAAGTTGTAAAGTATTCGGATGATAATTATTTCTTCCCCATCACTGCTAAAGAGTTGTTTATGCTATTTGAAAATAAGTTATTGCACTATAATCCTAATGCTCAAAGAACGAACAAAACGAAAAAACTAGAGGGCTCAGATATTGAGATACCTGTACCGCAGCTCAATAAACAATCGGTTGAAGAAATAAAGGAACTTTTCTTAGATGGGAAATTAATTAAATCAGTTTTTACGTTTAATGCACGTGTTGGAAGCGCAAGTTGTGGCGAAGAATTAAAATATGATGACGACACTATGTCGCTTACAGTGACTGAAGACACCATTTTAGACGTTTTAGACGGGTATCACCGGCTAATAGGCATTACTATGGCTATAAGACAGCATCCTGAGTTAGATCATTTGTTTGAAGAAACCTTTAAAGTGGACATCTATAACTACACTCAAAAAAGGGCGAGAGAGCATTTTGGGCAACAAAATACAATAAATCCAGTGAAGAAATCTAAAGTAGCTGAGATGAGTCAAAATGTTTATTCTAATAAAATTGTTAAGTTCATTCAGGATAATAGCATAATTGGTGATTATATAAAGACAAATGGAGACTGGATAAATCAGAATCAGAACTTACTTATAACTTTTTCTGACTTCAAAAAGGCAATTGAAAGAAGTTATTCTAAAAAAGATTTTTCAACTCAGGCAGACATTTTAAAAACTGCAAGATACCTTACATCTTTCTTTGATGCTTTAGCTACACAATATGTGGATGAGTTCTTAGGTGATATAGCAAAAGAAAGAAAGAGAAGTTTTGTGAACAACTATTTGTTCTTTAACGGCTACGTTGTACTAGCTAAGAAGTTGCAGTTAGATGGAGTAAGTCTAGATGATTTAGAAAGCAAAATTACCGATGTTTTAAGCTCTATAGACTTTAGTAAGAAAAATAAATTGTGGGATGAATTAGGTGTAGTAGACAAGAATGGAAATGCTAAATCACCACAAAAGATATGGAATTTCTTTAACAATTTAAAAATAGACGAGTAATTACTTAGGAGTTGTTTGTTGCAATGTTCAATAGTGAGATTAAGGAAAAATATTTAGATACCTTATCTGAGGGTATGGTTATGCAGATGAGGCCTATTTTTGCAAAAGCAGAGATTACTGAGACTTTATATAATAAAGACATTTATGATTTCACATCAATGCAAATTTTAGAACTTATACGATCATTCGATCAAACCACTATTGGTAGTGTTCGAAGAACCTTAGCATTATTGTCATTGTATATTGATTGGGCAATTTCATATAAGTTAAGTAAAGGATTAACCAATTTGGCAAGAACTATTTCTGAAGAAGAGCTTTATGAATGTCTCGGAGACAAAAAATTATATATTACTTATAGTGAATTAGAGGAAATGGAAAATCAATTAGTTAACTATCAATCAAAGGCTGTATTAAGACTGTTGTTTGAAGGCGTTTCAGGTTTAGCTCATTCTGAATTGCTAAGTTTAACGAAAAAGCAAGTTGAGGATGCGATGCTAAATGGTAACGTTTTAACCCTCTATGATTCAAAGCACGGTGAACGAAAACTAAAAGTTAGTAGTGAATGTCTTGTTATTGCCTTAAATGCAGCTCAGGAAACTAAATATAAATTAAAGAATGGGAAGGCAAAAGGCCAAACAAAAGAAGTCTTTTTAGTTGAAAATGATTATGTAGTTAAAACAAAAAGAACGTCCAACAAAGGAGACGGCCAAGCAAGTAAATTTGTAATAACTAATCTAATTACTGATATATCTGAGTTCTTTAAAATTAACTTTTTAACACCAAATACTATTGTTAGATCTGGTCATTTGTATAGAGCATATCAGCTTTATAAAGAAAAAGGGGTTATTGATAACTCTGTAAGATATCAGATTATAGATGACTTTAATTTAAGGGTAAAATCCAAATATCGAGCAGTTTATTCAATGCAAGATTATATTAATGAGGAAGAGGTTAATAAATATTACGCAGAAGAATTAGGTTTAAAAGAGACCACGATTTAAATATGAAATCCATTTGACTGTTTTAGTTAAATGGATTTTTCTTTTATCTCAAAAAATTGTGAAAAAATTCGCATTTCGACAAAAATAGACAAAATAATCACTTTAAATACATGTTTAAATGTAGTAAGATGGTCATGTAAACCATATGGTTTACTAAGGAGGAGACCAAGACCAAAGTCTTAGTCGTTTCAATGCCTTTCAACCTTGAATTCATAGAGGTCTTCGACATTACAATCTAAAGCAGCAGCAATTCTTTTTGCAGTTCGAATAGACATGTCTACTTTAACTAATCGATTATAGTCGCTCAGCTGCTGTTTCTTAATCCCAGTTATCTCTGAAAGTTCATTGATTGTAATGTCTTTCTTTCTACATAATTCAGGTATCAAGCATTGCCCGATCTCAACTTTAATCATAATCGGACATCCTCCTGCGTTCTGTTATGGAAAGACATAATACATATCATACCATACGAAGCCGATAAATAACCACTAGCATAACACCTACTTTCTATGTATAATGATTATACAAAACAGAACGCACGTTCCCTTAACACCTTAAGGGTTTATCACAGAAAATTGAACATAGGAGAATGAGGATGGCAGGTTATTTAAACAATATTGCACTAAATCTGGAGATTGTACTCAAAAACAAAGCAGATAGTCCAGAAGTCTCTGAAACATTGGCAACCAGGATTTGTGAAAATTTACTTTTATCTAAAGAAGTCTCGTTTTTAAAAGCTGACGGATCAGTTGAAAATTTTAAATTAAATGATATGGAATATGAAATAACAAATACAGAAGAATTGCCTGAGTAAAAATAAAAAAAGAAAGACTCCGTTAAAACATATAATGTAATCAGCAGCAAGAGGAGAATGAAGGTATTGTTTTGAATATATTTGTTGATCAAGATAATTACAAAGAGGTTAGTCTTAGACTTACAAAAAAATTGCTGACTTCAGAACATTATCAATTCCTACTTGGTTTCAAGGGAGAGAAATTAGATATTACAATTTCAGTTACACCACAAAGCCTCGTTAAGCTTAGGGATGACATCAATGAATTGATCTTTATGTTCTCAGATTAAAATTAGATTCGGTCACATAAATTGACCGAATCTAATTGACAGATATTAAATGATGGGTTATAGTTTATTCAAATACAAATAATATGTATATAGGAGATGGTAAAGGGAGCTATGTTGCTTGATGAAAAGCTCGATAAATTAATGAAAACGATTCTGCGATTAAAAGCATACAAAGAAGAGGAAAATTTACGAAGAGTCATCGGAGAATTTCATTCAATAATTGATTATGCTTACGAGGGGATGTATATAGCTGAAGATATGTTAAGAGAAGAAGAAAGTAAGTGCAAAGAAGTAAGTACATATTGAATTGTGTAATTTTCACTAAGGTAACAAAATTAAAATTAGTGGATAAAATGTAAGTTTTATCGAGATTCAGATAGGGGGATGTATGTTGAAAGAAATCAATATGATTGAATGTTCTTATTGTGGAAGTGGGGGATGTATGAGTTGTCCTTTCTCACACAGCGATGAAGCTGAAATGGCTCAAAATTATGGGTGTTTGCCCACACCCCAGCAAATTGTAGAGATGAAGGAAAAGAGTGGACACAATTGGGCTTGTCATAGCGATGAGACGGTTTTGTGTGGAGGTTTCGCTAAATACATAAAAAGAAATAGACCTGATTTAAACATCAATGAAGGGCAGTTAATTTCATATGAAACTTGGGGTCATGAAGGTGAAGCCAAAGCCATACAGGAAGCAAATACAAGGGAACTCCGGCAGGCCCAGGAAAAGGTTCAGCGACTTACAAACGAGAATGACAGATTAAGAAAAGCCTTTCATCTGTTCGCAGATATGAAAACAGTTAGAACGGCACCTGAGTTAGTAATCCAAAGATATTCCCGATATGCAAAGGAACTTCTTAAAGGAAAAGCATTGGAGGAGGATGCGGAATGAATCTACAAAAAATGTTCGAAATGCAAAAGGCGCTTGATGAACGGATCATCAAAGAAAAGGGGCTTGAGGGTCAGGACTTGCTGTCAAACCTTATTCTCGCTTTACAAGTGGAGCTGGCCGAGTGTGCGAATGAATGGCGGGGCTTTAAGCATTGGAGCAATGACCGGGAACCTAGAATTTGTGTAATAGATAAAAAGGGACAGACTGCAAAAGAATATTATAAAAACCCACTGCTTGAGGAATACGTTGACTGTCTGCATTTTATCTTGAGCATTGGCAATAGAATTGGATTTAATAATGATGCTACGATTCAGCAGATCATGAGACGGGCAGAAGAAAGGGAATTAGAAACAAATATCGGTATTGGAAAAGCATTTTCACAATTAATGTCACTTGTATTTGGTTTCTATTTTTCGATTGAGGACGACTGGACTTATGTAAAATCTTTTGAGCGCTTTTTGAATTTAGGCAAATTGCTTGGGTTCGCGTCTAAACAGATTGAAGCTGCCTACATGGAGAAAAACGCCGTCAATCATCAGCGGCAGCAGGAGGGGTATTGATGGACATTCGTGACATTCAAAAGACGGTCGGTGATGCAATTAACGACATACGCAACCGAGGTTTATACATTGAGGTTATTCAGTTCCGGGGTGATGTGTGGGATGCGGTTATTAAAGAATCAGAAAGTTTGGGCGTCCATGTCCCTGAAAATCAGGAATTTGCCGGCTTCATGACAAAACTTAAGCTCCCTTACTATAACTTTTGGAAACAAATGAGGGGATTAAAGCATAAGATCAGCAACAAACATGAGCATACGGTTAATTGCGGTAGCCTTTACACTCCTTTGCACAATAGATTTTTTGCATGGGCTAAGACAAAGGACAGGGGATATTTAAAATCAACTTCCATTATCAAATTGAGAAATGATTTTGAAAAAGAAACTGTGGTATTGAAAGCCAAATGAATTCTAGATAAAAGTAAAATTTTAAAGAGAGAGGAAGAGGAGAAATATTAAAGGGATGGTTAAACATGAGCTACTTAAAACAAGTGATGGTGTTTTAAGGTTGGCTGAAGATACATTGTGTGGCGGTTTTTCTCTTGGTATTAGAACGCCTGAAGGGGCTGACTGGAGATATATCAGTGATGAACTTGGACAGTTGCTTATTAAAGAACTTTCTAATAATCCCGAAGGTGAATAGTGATAATCAAAACCAAAATACAGGAGGTGATCAGTGATTGCTGAAAAAACTAGTGCCTCAGTAAAGATGTATCTAGAGGATGATATAGCAAGGTTATATCAAGATCACTTTCGATTGATAACGGGGCAAAGCCTAAATAGGAATTTGATAGAGAATAAATCATCTGTAATAAGTGCAAAAGAGATTGAGAACTGTATACAGCTGCTACATAAGGATTATCATAACCTAGGGATTAGGGCTTGTCAAGAAAAGTGTGTAAGTTATTCTAGATATTTCTTCACACGTTCCTTTAGGTGGTCAT